CTTTATATTCAAAAGGGAGTTCTATAGAAAGGGAGAAAGAACGTAGCATCTGTCTTTCGTCAACGACTAGTTTCTCAGCCACCTCCTCCATGACAATATTAACAAAATCTTTAGGGGAGATTTTGATGAATTCGTCATAAATATGAGAAGGAGATTCCACCTTCAAGGCGTAGTTATAGATTTTCTCGATAAACTTACACCATGTAGAGATGCGTTCTGTATCAACATTACCTTCTAAAGCACGGAACTCTAGGCTTCCATATTTCAACAGGGCCTCTACATTCAAGGCAGAATACCTCATCATATTCTGACGGATGTAGCGCACTACATCATGATCCGTGTTTCTAAACATCCCTGAAAAACTACTGAGAATACCTTCAGCATCTGCTAATCGAAGACAGAAACGATTAGCCCTTCGTACAGGGTGGCAGAATTCCATCATAGGCTCTTCCAGGAGAAGATACGTATAGATGAAATTCAGCACTTGAGTCCAAGTGAATTGCTGCACATTCACATGCACATGAACGCTGGTACGAAAGCTAAACACCAGATTAGAATTCGCCTTCTGGAATTCACTGTTAAGGAGGTTAACCATCTTAGGGACAAACTTAAATGGACGCGGCTTCGTGAATATATATTCACGTCCATTTCTCAGAGAATTATCCTCGACGGATGTCCAATAATTATTCTCTAGCCGAGGTAGATTATCCCCTTCCACCTCAATCTCAATTCCGATATCCCCCTCGGTCTTTTTAATTGCAAGAAATTCGTACAGTTTTTGCATAACCTTCTCCTAAAAGAGCACTTAAAAACTCTTTATCTCGTTTGAAACTTACCACCAGTTTACCATCTTTGACTACTACATTGCCAACATGGTTGGTTTTGTAATACACACGGTTCTCTGTTGAGACACAGAATTGCCGATCAAATGCAACAGCGGCGGCGTCTTCGCTATCTACAAGCTTAACAGCTTCTTCTAAAGAAGGATATTTCCCTTTAATCGTATCTCCAATCTCAGGGCAATCCAGTGTCCAGATATACCCTTCCAGAATGGCTTTACCACATGGAATATCTTTCACAGGATATTCGACAGAGATGTTCTCTCGACTAATTCCGACATTCATCTTTCGTACAGGATTGCGAGTGAGAAAGACAACAGTGTCCTTAACATTCACCATCCCTAAACGATAATCAGGAGGGGAGAAGTCGGTCATGTTAAACATCTTACGTTCTTTTTTCTGAGAAATCAGATATTTGAACGTAACACTTTTATCCTCATGAACATTAGTCACGAAGATAGGTTCACCTTTGTAAGTGACAATGTTTGCATGATATTGTTGAGTGATATCTGCTCGACTTAATTCAACAGGGACAATCTTACCCATAGCAAACCTCAATATTTTCAGCTTTGAGGATTTTACGAGCAGATTTCACATCACTCGTATTAATGATGTCTTGAATGTCCCCGTATTTGTCGAAGAGATTCACACCGTTCATCACTTGCTCAACACCTTTGATTGTGTTCCGATACACCCAACGCATCAGAGTTTCACTCTTGAGCCAGGCGTTCGAGAGGGTACGATACTCCACACCATAAGGCTTATAGCGTACAGCCCCTGCCTTACCGTACATTTCACGACGCTTGGTGTCCTTGTCATATTCCAGACTAGCAAGGCCAAGCCAGAAGTCCAAGTTACGAGCGACTAAGTTACAGTCATTGCGGTGGCCAGGATCATAGATGTCAACCCCGGCGGTCCAACCAATGTGGACATGACCGCTAGCAGTACGGAAAGAACGCTCGCCATCAGGACGAGGATTATCCACGCCAGTCCATGCATTATAGTCAGGATCACACCCGAGTTCAAGAGCTTTTTCAGGCTGAGTTTTGAGATAGGAAGGATCAAAGTCTGCAACAGGCGTGATGGCAATCTCATATTTAGGCACCATTTTCTTCATCTGATCGAACACGTCCTGCACATTGAAACAGAATTCATCTTCTGTTGCAGCAGGATCAATGTTAAACTCCAGTGCCATACCATCCACCTGGACAGCACCATTACGCACTTTATGCGGATTTTGTTTATCCCCTTTGATGAGGGCAAACGCACTCTTGAACACACCTTGTTGTTTCACAAACACTTCGGGATCACACCCAATCAGAATCTTACTCATGTTAATTCCTTTAAAAAACTTTCATCAAACCAGAAATACACTCGGTAACCATAGGGTTAGTTGCACAAGAAGGACACAAACAATCACCTCCAGAAGTAATTCGGTTCCCTGCATCAGTAGCTGACATTACATCACTACAAAAAGAACAACGGGGATATTTCTTTTCCCACTCTTCCGCCGTAAGAAGATGTCCATTATGATCTTTGAACATCTGGTCAAAAGGGGCTTCATCCTCTGTATTCTCTTCTGAGTCTTCAAAGATGAATACAACACTTCGAGGGATCACTTTGAAGAACCCACCTTCACCCTTCATGGTACTGAAGGCACCGATATCTCCAGTGATTTCTTCACCAAGTTTATGCTGAAGAGGATCATTATTACGAATGTACAGCCGCAGAGGGGCGGATGGTTCGTTGGGGTCCATCAGATTCAGATACTTGGCTCCATTCCTGTCACGATTAACAGCAATAAGCTCCATCCGCACCTTCTTAGCCCCCGCATAGCGCTCTACCAATTCCACGGATACGCTCTGCGAGGGTTGGACTTTTCCCCCTGCTGTATCCTTCTTAACAACATTCAATTTGGGACGTTGATTTTGCTGTTGCTGTATACGATTATAGTCATTAACCGCATGTCCTTTCCACGGAACATGTTGTACAACTATCGGTACAAAAGAAGCTTTCTCTTCTTTGACAATCATATCCTCAATAACACCCCAGTTATTGAACGTGAAACGATAGTGCATATTCGTTACAAGAGGGATCACTTCGCTGATTAAGAAATTCTCACGAGCACAAATTTCTTTAATCATCCATTCTTCAGACGCCCACAATAATGTAGTCTTGTCCGTAGAGCGGGCCATGAATAGGGGACGTTCATGATTACGAAGAAGGTTGAGTTCGTTCTCCCATTTGTCATACCACACGAGGGAATATGCACCGTCAACAATATCGAGGACGCTACGAAGACCGTTCTTGTTGATGTGATGGTACAGATTTTCACTGTCAACAATGAAGTCGGCAGGATCATCCAACTTATGCTTATTACGAAGTGTACCATTATGTACACCCACAAGCCCATCAAACTCAAACGGGTGAGCGTTCTTTCGATTTACTGCCCCCTGTGTGGCATAACGATTGTGACCAATAAGGATTTTATTAGATCGTTTCATGTTCTTTTCATAGGACTTAGTGTCCATAAGAAAATTAGGAGAACCAATTTCCTTAGACACAAATACATCGTTGTCTTTGGTAATGAAAGCAACACCTGTACTGTCCTGTCCCCGCAACTGGTCAACCACCAGCATTTGATTGAAGATACGCTCTTCTTTAGGGCCGATAAACCCTGCAACGCCTACGATGCCACAAATAATAAAATCTCCATTAGGTTAGGTTGAGAAAGAATTCAACGATGGCTTTAGCTGCCTCATCGGTGAGCATAGGGCCAGAATTAGCCTCAAGGATACGGAATTCCCTTTTGGTGTTGGCAACAACATCGAAGCCAACGTAGTCGATTCCAATGGCTTTAGCTGCTTTTATGCAAGCCTTGTCCATTTCTTCAAAACCCTTATTAGGCTGTAATTTGAATTCCCATTCGTCCCCTACATCTTTCTTGAAATAGTGTCCAACCACAGTATCTTTGAACACCACAACACGATATTCGTATTTGTTGGGAAAATATTCGGTGAACAACTTATAACCATCAGGGATGTCGTCCACCTGGTCATAGTATTCAATATCCTCTGCCTTACGTCCAGTCAAAGACTTACGAGCTACTATAGTTTCCCAATCCTTAGGGATTTTATCTTTCGATGTTACATAGTCAACAGTAGGAACACCTATCTCCCGTAGTTTGTTGAATGTTTTTATCTTGTTGATGCAGATATTTGTGGGAATCCAATTGTTGATTATATTTTTATATTTTACAACTGTCCCCATCCCATACGCAAACACGTAGTCGTATTCACGAAAATCGGTACGATCTACATCTTTCATACGAAAGACATCTGCCTTCATCCCATTGAACTCAATCCATTCCTTGAGGTCTTGAGCGGAATGCCCACAAACGTAATGGAGAATTGCGATTTTCATAGCGATAGACTCCACACCATGAGTGCTGAAGCTCCAATCGCAAAGAGTGAATAATATGCTACCCAAAAATTGCGAGTATCAAAATTATACCCACCAAGCCAAGCAAGTAGTGCAAATATTCCTAAAGAAGATAGGAAAACGATAATCTTCTTTTTCATCACACACGCCCCTTGCTGAGTTTACCATTACGCCAATTAGTCAATCCACGCCCATATGCTCCAGCCTTTTTCTTCTCTTCCGCTCTCTGACCCGCAGTGAATTCAGAATGTTTACGACCAGGTCCTTTCTTAGAGAAATGAGGCCACGGACGCTGGGAATACAGGCTTTTCCGTAGAGAAGCAAGCCATGCTTTGAATTGAGGAATGGTGGGGATTTGAATCTTTTTGATATCTTCAGAATTATATTTAGCCATGATAGCTCCTTGTTAAAAATGGTGCGCCCGGAGGGACTCGAACCCCCATAAGACAACTTAGAAGGCTGTTGCATTATCCATTATACTACGGGCGCTGTTGATTAGTGAGAAAGATGTAGAACTTCCACTTTACGTTGACGAGAAGGATATGCTTCAGCAAAGAACAACCAAATGTATGACTGAACTTCTTCACCTTCGTTGAAATATCCTTCAGCAATGAAACGACATTTCTTACCAGACATATTCATCTGGTAGTTTTCTTCCGGTTTATTTTCAGGTTCAACATACAACTCAACATCTTTAATGTTGATACAAAAAAAATGTTTATCTTTTACCACCCAGATAAGTTTATTTATTTCAAAACGAGAAGATGCACAGTAAAAGGGTAGAGGAGCTAGTGAAAACTTATAAACCAACTTATCTCCTTTACGGAGAGAACTTACCTTAGCAGCATCCACATTTCACCTCTTCTTCAAAAAAGAAACGTTGCAACAGGGTGTCAAAATATTCACGCATAGATTTGTAATGCGGAGCAGTGAACTCAGGGTGAGGCTGGAAGCAGAGGCAATTGGTATGTGGATAGTACACCACTTCAACATCCTCTTCAGACACTTCACGTTTGAGAATATTCCCTTCCACCCACTCCCTGTCTCCCCGAAGGCCACTAGAAGCCACCAGGAGGGCGTCAGGAGAGGGTTTCATCATCTGGTGGTGGGTAGATGACACCATGATGGTTTCGCCCGTCTCAAGGTCTGTAATCTGATGATCCCCCAAATGCTTGGTGACATGCTGATACATGGTGCCGCCGCTCATCACATTGAGGAACTGACCGCCTCGGCAAATACCTACGCAAGGAACGCCGTCTTCTTGGAAACGCTTGAAGAATACAGCCTCTTGCGCGTCTCGGAATGCATCGTTATGTGTTTGGGGGTGAACCTCCGCACCATACATGTGAGGGGAGACATCAGCACCACCTGTGAAGCAAGCAATATCGGCTTGTTGAGGATCGAAAGTGAGAGTGAACCCTAGAGATTTGAACAAGGAAATGTACGCTTCGCTTGCCTTAACAATGTATACTTTTTTACTCATGATAGCTCCTGGCTAGTTATTTAAAAAAACAGTTTGTCAAGTTCGCACGCTGCTGCGAAGATTGCTTCTTCTTGGATTGGAACAGCCCGTGCTCCCCAACCTTCCTTCACTTCTTTATATTTCAATAAATCCTTTAGGACAGTATCTAACTGTTTAGTTTTATCATCTTCAAAATTAGCAATGTGCTCTGCAATTCCAGCTGCCTTCCCATTCTGGATTGCAGGAGGTTTTTCTTTAGTAAGAGTGTAACCCTCCCTAAAGAACTTAACAATACCCTCAAACGATAGTCCCCCGGAAAACACACGATGATGATTTCGGATTCCAGAGAATGCATACCCATTGTGTTGCTTATTAACACATTGAGACAAGAGATAGGCTGAGTGACCACTATAGCCTTCATCAATTATCTTTTGGAACAAAGGCAGTTCTGAAGAGAACTCACTACCTCCACGAAGGGCCACGGCAGCACCAAACAAATCAGGCATTGGCTTGGAAACATCCATGAGAATCCCCCACTTCATCGTTTGCCCAATGCTCTTATGAAGGAAGCAAGCTTTCCAGGGGCTTTGAGTGGTGATGTATTCCACAAACGCACGATAAGATGGTCTACTCTTCTCCGCTATACCATTAAGGTGACCCCCTACGTTCAATGCCACTTGGTCATACTTGTGGCTGTAGTCATAGTGAGGAAGTCTTGCATGACAAGCATCCCTCACTTGAAACTTGAATACTGATTCTTCAGAACCAACTAAATGTTTGGCATAGGAACATGTACCTGCATTTCCAACAACCTGCCTCGTCAATTCTTTGAGAATCAGCGGGATGTGAGAGGAGTCAATAACAGGTTTCTTAACAGGTTCTTTCTTAGGCTCTTTAGCAGCAGGCTTTGCTAAATACAAATCAAACCTATTTCTGTAGTATCCAGGGCCTGCTGGCTTTTCAAGTTCATCTACTAAATAGAGAATTTGAAACCCTAGAGGTTGGCCCAAGTGTGATATGCGTGTAATTTGGAAGACTTTACCTGCAATAATAGCATCCTCTCCCTGTTTACCAACCACCCAATCCCCAACCACCGCATCGTTAATATCCCTCTGTTTCACAGGAGGAGGGGGGACAAGGGCTGCCATAGGAATAGCAGGCTTGGCCTTACGTACACGCCGAAGGAGACGCTCATCGAACATCCATCGCATTTCATCAGGAAATAGCCTATATCCTTTACAGTGACAATCATCCAACCAACCGTCTTGACTTGTGACAGTAAATACTTTATTCAGATATTTGTCTTTTTGACCCTCTCCAATTCTCCCACCGAATTGCTTTTCTACATCATCCCAACGAATCACCTTCACCCTGTCCCCAACTTGGAATTTGAATTGGTCTTTCTTGGCAGGCTTGGCTTTAGGAGCATCTTCAGGCTTTTTCATCTTTAGTTCCTCTTCAACAAGATCAAACATAACAATCGGATAAATCCATTTAGGTTTTTCATTCACCCGAACCCACCATCCGCCATGTTTTTCATGAAAGTATGAATCACAGATGGTATAAGTCTTCCCATCACCGATAAATCCCTGTAGAAACTCGTGTTCACCCTCTTTTACGCCTTCGGCCTTCCTTACAAATTTCACTTTCTGACCAACTTTAGGCTCAATTTGCATATCCATGTCGAATTCCCTTCAAAAAGTAGATATTATCCTCCAGGGGGGATAGATAATTATCTAGATAGAAATATATACTAGTATATATATAGAGTCGAAGACTCGTTAGACTAGGTGTGCGTTATAGCATCCTTACGGTAATGATTATTAACCACTACACAAGACAAAGCCCAGCATTCTGCTGGTGTCCAATTCTCTTTCGCTCTCACGTACAGATACACTAGGACGATTTGACGCATGATAGCTCTCTCGTTCCAGTGTGTACGTGAGAACTGAATACTGTCCTTCTGCGTTTCTTCTCGCTTCTCTGACAGAGAGCCTGATGAATTGGAGATGGGTTGTGGGGATTCCCATAGCTTCTTCCATTGTTTGAAACAAAGAAAAAACAAAAGGGCAGCTAGAGGCAAGAAGCCAACTAGCTGCATGTATTGGTAGATGTTCATTTCACCATCTCAACACTTTTGAGCTTCCCTGTTTCACCATCAAATATCACTTCGATTTGCCCTGCACAACTATTTGCCATTTGTGTATTTGCTTCTGACGGTGTAGGATGCAACCAACTTGCACAGTGAACATCCCTATAGATATTCTGGTACATCACCACATCCGGCTTAGGCTCTGGTTTGACACGATACTCATAATCGTCACGCCACATTGGATTAGCGATGTCAATCCATTCAGGTTGTGCATAGTAATGCTTAAACTGAATCTTAGCCCCATCTGCCCATGCCTTAATCACTTCAGCATGTTTGTGAGGAATTAGTTTATTCTTGTTGCAGCAAGATACACCAGAACGAACAGCTTCACGGCACAAGGCCCCATTCTTATTGCACATATCTTCTCCTTCGTTGACAATGAATTTGGTGCATCCTGTTGGAATTGAACCAACGATCAAGGCATTATGAGTACCCTGCTTTAACCTCTAAGCTAAGGATGCAGGGACGTGCTAGTGCAATCCACGTCTTGAAGATTCTTACATGCACTTGAGCCGGCATTCTTCTTTATCAGATGAAGCGCAAAGCCCTACAGATTTAATTGGTGGTCCGGGGTAAGAGACTCGAACTCTTATGCTAAAAGCGTCGGGGCTTAAACCCGATGTGTCTACCAATTCCACCAACCCCGGATAGATTGATTAGATGCGCCTGATTGCAGTGTAGGGCAGACGACTTTCCATCGTGGCCCTTCGTGCCCAATAGCGCACTACGTTGATGAATCCTACACTCATTTTAAAACCTCACATTCAGTTCAGCCACGTTGATAAGCTCACCCGTATTGAGCGGCACCTCAGTACGAAAATCCCCGTTCGCCTCAGTGCGTGCATTGATCTTCATGCGTTTGATGGACAGGCGGACATTGCCCCATTCCACGCCGACACCGAAGACCTCGCCGAAGTTCTTGCCCCACTTGTATTGATACGAGCGATGGCTGGAGGCAGGAGAATTGCTGTCCAGCGTGTAGACCTCGACATCCATCTTGTTCTGATATAGGGCAATCCCGATTTCAGGAGAGACAATCACCGGCTTTCCGAGCATGGCGAACGGGCGGAACTCAGGCGCGAAGGTGACGGCTACACCACGTACAGACAGAATAGACTGGTAAAGCGAGAACTGACCACATCCGTCAGAAGTGCAACCAGTAGGTGACTGTGGAGCATAGTGTTCATCCTGCACAGCCTCTGCATCGTTCGTGAAACTGCCCATGTAGAATCCATACACCCGCCAGCGCACATCTCGCCCCCATACATCCATTTTATCGGTTATCCCGATAGATGCGTAATTACCGCACAGATTCGGGCTGTGAGGAAATCTCTGTTGATACCAGATACCATCTTCTGATATCTGGCCACACGCCACCCCTGCACCTACCTCAAGATTGAGAGCTAATGCAGGGGGAGTAGCAAGGAAGAGGAGCATGATGGCTCCGAGTAATTGCTTCACGCTTGCACCATGTCATCATAGCGCATACGAGCATACGGATTGGTGCAGCCGTCCTTGATGCCAATTTCCTTGGCAGTCTTGAAGGACAGATGGGCATTCCAAACCGGTACTTTCACAGTACCCACCTTATCTTCCAGGCACCCATTGATGTGGATGGCCAGAGACTGTCCCTTCTCGGTGAAGGCGCTCTTGGTAATCTTGATACGCTCAAAAGCAGAACGCATAGCAGTGTTGACGGTGATGGTGGTTTTCATGATGGTTCCTTTGATTACTTGACGTTGACTTGGGACAGGGCTTCTTCGGCATGAGCACGCAAACGGAAGATGTCAACCGAACGGTACTCTTGAGTGTCGAACAGCTTCCAATAGCCATTCGACCAACGAACTTGATAACGCATGGTTTCTCCTTAACGCAGTTCAGGGATGTAGATGGTGTTGAGCGTTTCAAAGCTCCCATCTTCGTTGATCTTCTGCACCGTAGATGTACGGGCTAGGCCACGATTGGACACATTCTCAGTGTCCGGGTGGTTCACAGGCCACACAACGGCACCATGTCCAACGGACAAATAATGCACATGCTTGAAATGAACCTTCTTCTTCCCTCCCATTTGGTTGGGAGCGGGAAATGGCCAGGTGGATTTGTTCATGTCTTTTCCTATTGACAGGGAAAATCTTCCCATTGTTCACGAAACCGAATGAGGCTTCCTTCAGGAACATTGTGAATGTTCCCGAATTGACCTTTGCACTCAATCACATTGAGCGTATAGCCCTTGTCCCTGCACAATTGCAGATAGGGCTCCATCTGCCAGATTTGGGTGAAAGTGTTGGACACAATCACGTCAATACCGCGTTCAAGATCAAACGAGGTTCGGTCAAGGCACCACGAATGAGCACGTTGGATCAGTGTCTTGTCATACTGATACTTTCCATCTTTGATGAAATACATATCAGCTTCGTAGTGAGAAGTGGGACGCATCTGCTGATAGATGTAATCTTTCCTCAGTGCGTTTGCCAGCGTGGATTTACCACTGCCAGGTAAGCCACGAATCAGCGTCAGAGTGGGCATGATAGCTCTCGCTTTAGCGGAACTGGAGAGAACCGGGGATGTGATAACCACCCTTGTTCTTGATGGTTTCGTAGTCCTTGAGGCGAGTAGCAAGGATGCTCTCAGCCTTCGGATGTTTCGGGCAGTTCTTCCCGTTGCTCATTCCAGCGGGACGCGGCTTCCCGTGGGAACGAATGCGCTTCCTGAGAAAGCTGTTGTTGTTGAATTCATGCAGTTTCTCTGCTTTGCGTGCGTCAATTGCGGCCATGGCAGGCTCCTTTTATTCATAGGGCACAATAAATTCCTCTAGCTTGCCCAACACTAGGGAATAAAAAGGAAACTGTTACAGCCAGAGATACACGGGATGGAAAAGCTTCCCAATCCGATACCCCCTCTGTCCCCAAGAATGCTGGGACGGACTCCCATACCTTGAGAAGAACCCATCCCCATAAACAAATCCATAACGCATGTTACGGAAGAAAACACTGAAAATAGATTGTGACGGATAAGGCATGAGATGCTCCTGTTTAACTGCTTATGGCAGGAGCATGATAGCTCCAGGTGTGCCAATGCCCCTAGCTCTTGTTTAAAGGGCTATAGAGGCGATGGGATTGAAGGGCTAAGGGGTAGCCCTAGGGACATAGAATCAAACGCTTGTAGGCGCTAGAATCCAAGCCATAGGACATTATTACTAATGTCCTACAGTTTAGCTTCCTGCTAACGAGGGGTAGTCATTAGAACTAGACTACCTATGTACAGTGGATATTACACCACTTTGGCTTCCACTTGGAATTCAGTATCCAAGATGGACAGGACATCTTCCAGCGTAGCGCCGGCCTTCACCATCGCCTTGAGCACATCGCCCATCTTGAGGCCGTTGTTCTGGGCCTTAGTGATGATGCCCTTGATTTGGGTGTTGAGGCTTTCCACATTGAAGGGCTTTTGTTCCACTTCAATATGGCGTTCGGCCCATGTCCAGATGTTGTTATGCGGGTCTTGCAGGAATGCCACGCTATTCGCATGTGCTTCCTCGTACCGCTTCTTGCTCTTCTTGACAAAGAGGCGGAGGGCATCATCGTAGCTGAAGCCGGTGAAGTGTTTGAAAAACACAACGGCAGCTTTCCGATTGACCGGGGAGAGGACGTTCAGAATCTGATTGACATACTGAATGTCACCCGTTGCATGAGTGGCTTCCAACACATCACGAGAGAGAGGCTTGAGGGTTTCCTTAGTGATGTTCTCGGAACTGGCAATGGCAGCGAGTGCCAATCCGAATGCCAGGGCGAAGGCTTCACGGTTGAATTGAGCTTGCATTGAAATTCTCCTAGGTGAATTACATGTTCACGTACAAGGTGAACATGCGTACATGGAATATGTACGCCAGTAAACACTAATAGTTAATGTTTACTAACTTACAGATTACAAAGCTACATCAATAAACACCCTAACCGTTCCTGGGTGTATGTTTTGCAGATTGATTATGTACTCTTGAGTGGGTACGCCATCTCCGTCAATTACGGCAACCACTTCACCGTTTTCGTTTACACATGTAACCCTTGTTTGCATGGCTATTCTCCTATAAAAAATATGTACGTTACTAGCCTCTGTCACAGGCTAGACGCTTACATATGCTTAAAGCACGTAGTAAGCCCCCTATCGTTGCGCCGTCATTGTCAGGTCATGGATTGCATTGTCATGGCTGTATGCACATAGGCTATCCACTATGCACAGGGAAACATGATAGCTTGATCCATGCGTCACTTGAGAATGATTCGCATTGATATTGGGGATGAATTGTTAATGACCACTCACATATGCACTGTAATTGGCCCTAGAGGTACGATGACGTAGGGTTCTTAGTGGCTCTGTAAGTAAGTACTCACACTCACTATCGGGCATGTTGATTTATGGACAGGCACGCTCTGCCCTACCCTCGGATAGCCTATAGGTAGGGCTTTGCTGCGGTGCGTCATAAACGCTCATGCTTGCGATAGTGCGTACTTACCTACACTCCACATTCATGCATACGGATTGTTAAGGAACATGCACCATGAGGTGCACAGAGCCTAACACGATGGCTAGGCACAGCAATACATGCAATCGCCATGCCAACCCTCATTATGTCGCATAAATGCAACAGACAGTGGATAACTATATACATATACACACGTTATGCACAAGGGCGTGACATTATTGTCACGTATGTAAAGACATTAATGTCAGACAGTGACAAAGATGTATAACAATATTGTCAGTAATGGTATATGCCGAAGGCGTTATATATACATATGCCGATAGGCGCATATAGCTGGAAACCCGCATAAACCCTCACTCTAATGCCTGTGTGGCATATGAAAGTGAGGATGTGAGTGCATTTGACACTCATTTCTATTCGCATTTACAGACTGTACTGAGAATTATTCTCATCTGTAATTGCCGGAGGCGCTCTAGGGGTATGCAGGGGGTAGGGGGAGGTGCTGTATGGTGCAATGCACCTTCTATATTTCTCACCGAAATTACAACATTGGTAGGCAAAAGTTAAATGGCCAGTGAAAGTCTCAGGAACAACAAATAAAGAATTCCTAATACGTGTGCTTTGCACACATAAGAGAATGTAAATGTCCCGCAGGGACGTATAAGAATAAATGTACGGAGTACGATATAATAAGGAATACGACATATGCGACATAGTAAAAATTTTTCGGAGAAATAAATGGCTAAGATTTCTCTTAATAAGCCAACGAGTGGATATAATCTAGCAGCGATAAATCAGAACGCTACAGATGTTGAGAATGAGTTGAACGATAAGGTGCTCTATAGGAACAATCCTAATGGAGAGCCTAATCAGATGAACAACCTTCTTGATATGAATGGGTTTGCGATTATCAATGTTGATTCACTTAATGGAGTGGATGCGACAGAGCTTGCTGATTTAGCAACGTATGTAGCGACAGCTACGGCAGCGGCAACAGCCGCAAGTGCAAGTGCAACAGATGCAGATGCAAGTGAAGTAGGAGCATTAGCTTCAGCTACAGCCGCCGCTGGAAGCGCAGCAACAGCAGCTACATATTCTTCAATGGGACTAGGCGGGGCAGCAGCTTTTGACTTAGGTAGTATAACAGATACAGTGGTGATATTCCCAACTGACTGGGGGACGGTAATTTAAATGAGTACACAAATTCAATTTCGTAGAGGCACAACGGCCCAACATGCTACGTTCACAGGCGCTCTTGCTGAAGTGACAGTAGATACAGACAAGGATACAGTAGTTGTCCATGATGGAAGCACAGTAGGGGGAACACCTCTCGCTAAGGAAGTTGCTGTTGTAGCGTTAACTGGAAATCAGACTGTTGCAGGGATTAAGACTTTCTCTTCAGCCATCCAAGGAAAGATTACTGATCTGGACGGTGGACTGATTGGGCAAGTGCCTTATCAGAACGGAGCAGGAGATACAGCATTCTTAGCTGCTGGTAGTTCTGGACAATTCCTAAAGAGTAATGGAGCAGCAGCTCCTGAATGGGCAGCGCCTTCTATTGCTCAAATTCAATCTCTTACAGCAACAGTTGCAGCTAATGTATTAACTATTGCTGTTGGATCATTAACATTAGATTTCCGCAGCACTACATTAGGAACAGGAACTGCCACAACAGTTACAAGTGATCCTGCTGATCTAGTGATCTCTAGTGGATCGACACTAGGAACTACGAATGCAGTACAGTCTGATATTGCTATTCTTGCGTTGAACAATGCTGGAACTATTGAACTGGCTGCTGTCAATATGGATGGTGGAGTTGATCTCTCTGAGACTGGGCTAATTAGTACGACAGCAGAAGGTGGAAGCGGTGGAGCAGACAGTGCTACAGTTGCCTATTCTACAACAGCTCGTACCTCATTGGCCTATCGAGTTATTGGTATTGTTCGTTCTACACAAGCTACAGCAGGGACATGGGCCACTAGTCCTAGTCTTGTGCAAGGAGCTGGCGGGAATACACTCATCAAATCAGCTCCGAGCATGGTGCGTCTGCGCACTGCGAATGGGTACGGCAGCACGAACGGAAAGATTCGCCGCTGGACCACTACGGTGACCAATCAGGGCTCCGACATCACCTATGCCGACAGTGCAACGCTGGGTGGCAGTTTCACGATCAACACATCCGGTCGATACGCCATCAGCTACAGCGACCAGTTCAATACTGGGGACCAGGCGGCCATCACCGTCAATGATTCTGCACCTACTGCGGCCTACGTTTCTGCCGACAATCTTGCATCAGCTCAGACCGGAGGCACAAACGCACCAATCCACGTCAGTTGGTCTGGCTATCTTGTCGCAGGTTCTGTGATACGGGCGCGATCGGGAAACGGATCGCCATCAGGTATTCAGACTCGTGATGAGCAGTTCACCATTTGCAGGATGGACTAATGGTTGACAGTGCACATGATATAATTGATGCGTCTATAAAAGCTGCTCCAGCTATTGCTGGGGCTGCTTGGAGTATGTGGGGATTTTCCCTACAGGAGCTTGCAGCATTAGCCACAATTACTTATACTGTTCTTATGATTTTCTTTCTTCTGAAAGACAGATATAAGAAATGGAAACGAGAACGAAAGAAAGACTAATATGATTCCAATAGTTGCAGCATTGGCTCAATGGGGACTTCCTCTCCTAGGTAATGCCATTATGGCTAAAGGGAAAGACGTAATTGAAGAGAAGCTAGGTGTTAATATCGAAGAGATGATTGGGACACCTGAAGGACGTATTAAACTTAAAGAACTTGAATACTCCAACGAAGAGATGCTTCGTCAATTCACTTTGGCTACACGAGAGCAAGAACTTCGTTCTGATAAGATGTATCTGGATGATGTAGACAGTGCACGTAAGATGCAAATTGCTGCACTAGGGCAAGAAGATGTATTCTCTAAGAGATTTATCTACTGGTTCGCAATAGTGTGGAGTGTATTTACAGCCATCTATATTGGATTCATTACGTTTGGCAGTATTCCTGCGGCAAATATTCGCTTTGCGGACACCATTTTAGGATTCCTCTTAGGTAGTGTCCTTGGCGTTATGTTCCAATTCTTCTATGGAAGTAGCAAGAATAATCAGAACAAAGATGAAACAATCAAACAAGTGATTGGACGTATCAAATGAGTATGGTAATTGAGCAGGATGCGTTCTTGCAAGATGTTGCCAAACTCATCATCTTTACTAAAGAACGAGGGTTTGGTATTACAGGAGGCGAGTTATATCGTACTCCTGAGCAACAACAGATTTATGTAAAGACAGGACGCTCTAAAACATTCAACAGCAAGCACCTTAGCAGGCTCGCTATTGACTTTAATTTCTTCGTTGATGGTACCCTATGCTATGACGTAGAAAAGCTCTCGGAGATTGGAAAATATTGGGAGAGTTTGTCTCCTAAGAATTCTGCTGGAATGTTCTGGAATAGTTTTAAAGATGTACCGCATTTTGAAAGGCGAGTATGAGTGAGACAGTAATACCTACTCGTTCTCAAATGTTGGATAGTGAAGGACGGCCTCTAACACAGTCTCTCTTTATTGAGATTGGATATACAGACTCTTCTATCTATACGTTGAAAGAAGTAGATCACGAATGGAACGGTAAGATGTATCCTTCGTTGAAACGTTTGTATCTCGAAGAAGAAGACCCTACGGAATACCGATTCGCAACTAAATATCTCCTAGGTTGGAAACATTGGCAACGCTTGTGCGGGAATAAGATAATTCTCAAGCATATTGAAGAATGGCGTTTTGAGCTTGAGATGAAGCTTAGAAGTCGGGCTGTTGCAGAGATGATTAAAAATTCCAAAGCTGGAAAGATTCAAGCCTCTCAATGGCTTGCTAATAAAGGTTGGGAAGGTAAGGGTAGAGGTCGTCCTTCCAAAGCGGAAGTGGAACGTGAAAAGAAAATGCAAGCATGGATTAATAGTGAATATTCTGCTGACGTTATTAGATTGAATACAGGAAGTTAATATGCCAACACCGGGTAAACCAATTCTAGGTGGAATGTCTGGAGAAGCTGAGAAGAAAATTCGAGGCCGAGAACAGCAACTAGAAGACATGGAATCTAGGATTCTAGGGACACAGACAGAACGCCAAAAGAAGAATGAAGATTCTGCTAATGGTCGATATCGCTTAACCACAGACGATAAGAAATATTAATATGGCAAGAGCAGAAGATACATGGCTCAGGGATGCCAAGGAACGCCTTGAGAGAATGCCTGAAGAGGCAAAACAGATTAGGCAAACGGCTCTTACAGACTTGTATTATTTTGCTCGTTTGGTTAATCCTGGCTATATTTATGGGGATATACATAAACAGTTCTTTAAATGGATGGAAGACTATTCCTTGTTCGGTCAAGGAAAACTCCAGACAGCTAATAAACTGATTATGCTCCCTCGTGGACATTTGAAGAGCCATATGGTTGCTACATGGGCTGCGTGGATAATTACACGTCACCCTGAAGTAACTATTCTATATCTCTCGGCCACTTCCGAGCTAGCTGAGAAACAGCTTTTCGCTATTCAGAATATTCTAGGGAGTACAGTGTATAATCGCTACTTTCCTGAATACATTAATCCACAAGAAGGTAAACGAGAAAAGTGGAGTCAACGGAAATTTTCCATAGACCACGAAAAGAGAAAGAAAGAAGCCATCCGAGATGAGACAGTAGCTACTGCCGGGTTGACCACAAATACAACTGGTTGGCACGCTGACATCATCCTTGCAGATGACCTTGTTGTTCCCGAAAACGCATATACAAATGACGGACGGGAAAGTGTTATGAAGAAAGCTTCTCAATTCACTTCTATTCGTAATGCTGGAGGATTCACACTAGCCTGTGGCACTCGTTACCATCCTGCCGATGTCTACCAGACATGGAAAGAGCAGGAGTATGAGGTATATAATGATGAAGGCGAAGTAGTAGATAAGAAACCTGTTTGGGAGATTCAAGAACATCAAGTAGAAGTTGATGGTGTATTTATCTGGCCGAAAACTATGCGTAGTGATAAGAAGTTCTTCGGGTTCGATGCCCAAGTCCTTTCTAGAATTCGAGCAGAATATACAGATAAAACACAATTCTATGCACAGTATTACAATAACCCCAATGCAGATGGTTCCAATCGTATTAACCGAAGTAAATTCCAATATTACGATAAGAAGCATCTCTCGCAAAGAGGTGGGGATTGGTATTACAAAAATCATCGACTTAATGTATATGGGGCAATTGACTTTGCTTTCTCTTTAAGTAAGAAGGCGGACAGCACAGCTATTGTAGTAATTGGTATTGATTCTGATGGATTTATCTATGTACTTGACATCGTGGTGTTTAAAACAGACAGAATTAGCGACTACTTCACAAACATTGCAGAATTACATTCCAAATGGGAATTCAAAAAGCTCAGAGCGGAAGTTACAGTCGCGCAAAGTATTATTGTCCGTGACCTTAAAGACAAACTTCGAGAAGAAGGTTTAAATCTCTCCATCGACGAATATCGTCCTACACGTAATGAGGGTAATAAGGCAGAACGTATTGCTGCGGCTCTCGAACACAAATATGAGAATATGGCTATTTGGCACTTCAAAGGTGGCTATACAGATATGCTAGAGGAAGAACTTGTATTAGCAAATCCTCCTCATGATGACATTAAGGATGCTCTTGCATCTGCTGTAACAATCGCTATTAAACCTAAACGTTCCAGACTGAATGATCTTAACACAAACAATGTTGTTAGATTTCACGGACGATTTGGGGGAGTGGCTTACAAATAGTAAGGAAAGTAAATGGCAAAGAAACCATTAGAAATCAGAAAAGAGTTCGGAAGCGATAGTATTTCCGAACACGTCTCATTTACATGGGATAGGTATAATCGAAATCGAGATACAAAGATAAAGGAATGGCAAGAACTCCGTAACTACATCTTTGCGACAGATACCCAAACAACGTCTAATAAATCACTCCCTTGGAAGAATAGTACAACACTCCCTAAACTTTGTCAGATTCGAGACAACCTTCACTCCAATTACATCTCGGCACTATTCCCGAATGATGATTGGTTGAAATGGGAAGCCTATTCTCAGGATGCTGCAAATAAGACCAAGGTTACAGCTATTGAAGCCTACATGGGTAATAAGACCCGGGTAGGAGGCTTTAGAACTGAGATTAGTAAGATTCTGTATGACTATATCGACTATGGAAATGCATTTGCTACATGTGACTATGAATCGTCTTATATTCTGAATGACGCTAATGAAAAGGTTGTAGATTTCATAGGACCTAAGATTCGTAGAATCAGTCCTATGGATATCGTATTCAACCCTCTGGCCAGCTCCTTCAAAGATTCATTCAAGATTGTACGTAGTCTACGTAATATTGGTGAGTTGATTCTCATGGCTCAAAATGAGCCTGATAATGCGTATCTACAGAATGTCTTAGCTCAACGTAAACGAATGTTTGAGCATTGTGGTAAATTTGGCGTAGAAGACTTTCAGAAAGCAGAAGGACTGCTCGTAGATGGTTTTGGGAACTACTATGACTATCTTCAGAGTGGATATGTAGAGTTCTTAGAATTCTATGGTGATATTCATAACCAAGATACTGGTGCTGTAGAGACTGGAAGGCATGTTGTTGTTGTTGACAGAATGTATGTCATTAAGAACGAGCCTATCCCTAGTTGGGCAGGTTCTGCTCCAATTTGGCATGTAGGTTGGCGTACACGTCCTGATAATCTGTGGGCTATGGGTCCTTTAGACAATCTTGTGGGGATGCAATATCGCATTGACCACTTAGAAAATCTAAAAGCTGATGCTATGGATTTAGGGGTGATGCCTCCCCTTGTTATCTCTGGTGATGTAGAAGAGTTTGAATACGGCCCTGGTTCTGAAATTCATATTGATGAGAACGGGTCGGTTACAGAACTTGGTAAGAACATCCAATGGGTGCTTTCTGCTGAAACAGCTATTGATCGTCTAGAGCAACGTATGGAAATGTACGCAGGTGCTCCTAGAGAAGCTATGGGTATTCGTACCCCCGGTGAGAAGACAATGTTTGAAGTGCAACAGCTTCAAAATGCTGCTGGACGCATCTTCCAAGAGAAAACTACTACGTTTGAGATTGAACTCCTAGAAAAAGCCTTGAACGGAATGCTCGAAATCTCTCGTAGGAATTTCGACCAAGAAGATGTTTCTAAAGTGATGGACAACGACTTAGGAGTACAGAAGTTTGTCAAGATCACGAAAGACGGTATTACTGCTTCTGGCAAGCTCCGTCCTATCGGTGCTAGACATTTTGCTACCCAGGCTCAACTCCTTCAAAACCTTTCTATGGTCTTTAATGGGCCAATGAAGGACATCATCATGCCTCATACAAGCTCTGTTGCACTGGCTCAATTGCTTGAGGATGTTATTGGATTGAATCGTTATCAACTATTTAAGCCTAATGCTGCTGTATTTGAACAGCAAGAAACTCAACGCTTGGTTACTCAAGCTGGAGAGAATTTACAGGCTGAAGATGCTATACCGGATGTGGTGGCTTAATGAAAACAGTATGGACTAAAGGGCTTTCGGAAGAAAGTATTAAAGAGGTACGCTCTGATTTTAAAGGATCAGGCGTACTTCGTACACGCCTTGCGGCAATTCTAAAGGAACGCATAGAGAGTAATAATGTCTCATTACGTTCCAAAGACGCATACAATATTTCTAATTGGGCATACCTTCAAGCAGATGGAGTTGGATACGAAAGAGCTTTAAATGAAGTTATTTCTTTAATTATTGAAGATTCTGTCGAAAAACAGTAAAATTTTCGATATTAGTATACACAAAGTATATATACTTACAGTGAACGAATGAGTGAGTAATAACGAACGAATGAGTGAACGTAAGGAATAATAATATAAATATATGAAGGAAGGTAGTGAGTATCGAAAGATACGAACGACTGACTGCGTTTTAGAAATAAATCTGCCGAAGGCAGTATACTAATAGTATATATGAGCGGACTTGGTATAGTGGTTGTGCCTTGTCCTTCCAAGTCAATGAGGAGGGTTCGATCCCCTCAGTCCGCTCCATTGAATCCGCCCCGTTAGCTCCAATTGGTAGAGCAGCGGTATTGTAAACCGAAGCGTGTAAGTTCGAATCCTACACGGGGCACCAATTTATGTATCTCTCATCCAATGGCAGGATACTGGTCTCCAAAACCAGTCATCGTGGTTCGAGTCCACGGGGGTGCGCCACTAATGCTCTGACCAGAGCACTTCTTAGAAAGTAACAATAGAATGTCTACCGACACATCTATTTTTGGTAATAATCAAAATGATGGTGGCAACCCCACCGACAACGCTGGAACTAGCAATTCTGGCAACGCAAATCCTGATGCTCAAATCACAGACCTGTTGAACAGCATTAAGAATGAGCGCGGAGAGCCGAAGTACAAAACACTTCAAGATGCTATTGTTGGCCTTAAAAATGCACAAGACTACATTCCCACGTTAAAGCAAACGCTTACCGAAAAGGAACGTGAAGTTGAAGAGCTTCGTCAAAAGGCAGCCAGAACAGCAGAACTTGAAGAAACAGTACGTCGCCTCACTTCTGAAGGAACGAACAACGGAACACCGCCGAAGAACACTTCCCCTGAAGATATTGCTGCATTGGTGAAAACTGCTGTAGAGGCAACTCTTACAGATCGTGAGCGTGTTACAACGCAACAAGCAAACACTAAACTTGTGGTGGACAGTCTTAAAGCTAAATTCGGTAATGATGCCGAAAAGCTTTATGTCCAGAAAGCACAAGAGCTTGGTGTTAGTATTGAAGAATTCAATCGGCTTGCAGCTAATACGCCCAAAGTGGTTCTCACCGCTCTTGGTGTTACAGAACAAACCCGTTCTCCTAACACTTCGTCCACTCCTATGGGTGGTACAGTAAATACGTCAGGCATGGCGCCGCGTAAAGAAAGTTCTGTTGGTCGTAGTCAGAAGGGTGTTCTTGTAGGGGCAACCACACAAGATTTGATTCAGGAATCTCTTAATGCCAGAGAAATGGCAGAAGAGCTTGCTGGTCAAGGTCTTTCTGTATATGATTTGACTGATCCCAAGGTATACCGAAAGCACTTCGGTAAAGTTTAATAAAGAAAAATAATGAGTCAAAATCGTACTAACTCTACGGCGTTTATTGAAGCGGAACAGTATTCTGCTTTTATTCTCCGTAACCTCCATGATGGAATGCTCCCCGGATCGTTCTATCGTGATGTTTCCGACTTCGGTTCTGGCACCACACTGAATATCAAGACAGTTGGTTCCGTGACCATTCAGGATGGAGCTGAAGAAGTTCCGTTCGACTATAGCCCGATTGAATCTGGCACAGTGACGATGACCATCACCGACTATATCGGCGATGCTTGGTATGTCACCGATGAGCTGCGTGAAGACGGTGCTCAAGTTGAGGCCCTGATGTCGGCTCGCTCTAGCGAATCCACTCGCGCTATCCAAGAAGTGTTTGAAACACGTTTCCTGGCTAAGTGCAATTCGGCACAGACAAATGCCAATGCGAACACCATCAACGGATGGGCTCACCGCATTGCTTCGGCTGTTGCTACTTCGGGTAGTGAGAACACAATCACCCTCGACCACTTCATCCGTATGAAGCTGGCCTTCGATAAGGCTAATGCTCCTATGGCTGGTCGTGTGGCTATTGTTGATCCTACAACTGCTGCTACGTTCAACAAGCTCATCACTATTACATCTGCCGTTACCGACTTCGGTAAGAGCATGATGGAAGGTGGTTTCGCTCGTGACCACACGTATGTAATGAACCTCTTCGGATGGGACATTATCACTTCTAACCGCCTGCCGAAAGGTAGCTACGGGGATGGTACAACTACCGTTACTAACGGAGTTGCTAACGTTTTCCTGTGCGTGGCTGACGATAACACCAAGTCTATTATGGCTGCATGGCGTCGTATGCCCAAGGTGGAAGGTGAACGAAACAAAGACCTGCGTCGTGACGAATTTGTTACCTCCGGTCGTTTCGGTTTCGGCACTCAACGTGTTGACACCCTCGGCGTTGTGATTACTGACTATACCAAGATTTAAGGAGTAATTAACAATGTCTTATGAAAATACATCTGGACGTAATGTTCACACGCAATATGGCACTCGTACTACTGGGGGTGCGGTCGGTAACGATCATTCGCAATCCAGTATTCAGACTGTCACGTATCACCTGACTGGTGAGATGCTCAATAGCACTTTTGATGTTCCGGTCTATGTCCCGAAGGGAGCCTTGCTCCTAAAGGCATTCCTGAATGTGGATGAAGTGTTTGTTGTGTCTACGAGCGGTACAGTCGCTATCGGTGGTACTGCCCCCGGTACTGACGGTATTGTTCTAACCGAAGCCAAGCTTGAAGCTACTGGTGTTTCTGATGTGACTGCATTGTCCATTGGTACATGGGCGGAAGATGGCACAGGGACTACGGCTGCTCAGAAGATCACCAAGTCCATCACTGGCACGGTTGGTGCTACATCCGGTAAAGCCCAGCTTGTTATGCAATGGGTTGTCCGCGATAAGGTCTAACCTAAAACATAAGGGGCAAGCTTTAAAAGGCTTGTCCCTTTTTTTTATTTGAAAGATAACACATGTCTATACAACATGCTGATATTGCTGATGGAGACATCCATGAGCCGAAGGGTGCGAGTACAGCTTTAGTCGGTACATCGTATGTATCTGATGGCAGTGGAAGTGGTTCTTGGAAGCCTGTGCAAATTGCCCAAGCCGCTTGTATAAAAGGGTCCACCACAGGGGATACCACTGGGGTAACTACTGCGTTTAAAACAATCAATAATACATCGCTCGGAGGGACTCTTGCTTGGTCTTTAAATACGAATCAAGGGATGACTCCAGATACGACTGATGGATATATACAAGTTGCTGAATCTGGAATATATTCTATTCTCGCCACGCTTAGTATTGAACCCGCCTCTGCTACTTCTATTTGGGAACTTACCGTCGGCGTGGATAGTGGTGCCGGTGTTGTAAGTAAAGAAGCTGCAGTGCTGGCCATTATTCGTACATCTTCCACTGCTGATACATATCAAATCACTCTTAATTGCTTGCCGTCTCTTGTTGCAAATGATAAAGTCTATCTGATGATTCGTGAGACAACAGGTGGAGACGAGATGGAAATTGTGAGTATGAATTTTAATCTTGTGAGAGTTAGTTAATATGGCAAAGCTTACGTTACTAGAGCTTGTTACTGACATTCTGAACGACTTAGATTCAGATGAAGTCAACAGTATTTCGGATACTATCGAGAGTCAGCAAGTAGCACAGATTGTTAAGACAAGCTACTTTGAAATGATCGGTCATCGTAACTGGCCTCATCTTCGTAAGCTTGTGCAGCTCGATTCTGTTAGTGATCTAACAAAACCTAATTATTTAAAACTTCCTGAACTAGTTAAACAATTAGAATTCTTCAAATACGATAAGTATACATTGACGAACACTAAGACAGCTATCATGGATGTCAAGTGGAGAGAGCCAGATGACTTTTTACGTATCGTCTCTGGACGCGACAGCACACTCTCTACAGTCACCACTGTTAATGATTTCAGTGGTGTAAAGCTACTGATTGTAAACAATCAAGCGCCTTCTTACTGGACATCCTTCGATGATGAATACATTGTATGTGACTCCTATGATGTTGGTGTAGACACCACATTACAATCCTCTAAAACACAATGTCTCGCTTATGTGGACCCCGCTTGGGTTCATGAAGACGATGCCATTCCTGACCTCCCTTCGGAGGCATTCCCTGCTCTTCTTGAAGAAGCAAAGAGCACAGCATTCCTTGCCTTGAAGCAGGTTGCTAACCAGAAAGCTGAACAGAAAGCTACACGTCAAAATAGATGGCTCTCTCGCAAAGCTTGGCGTGCTCACGGTGGAATACAATATCCTGATTACGGAAGAAAAAGTGCTAAATGAAAGAATATCAAGTAGAGTATAAGGGGTATTATGTTAAACCGCATCAAGACTATCCTTCAAGCTATATCGTTGTAACGACTGGACGCGGTGGTAAAATCCCTTCGGTATTAGACGGAATGTTCACTAGCAGGTCAATCGCTAAAGAAGAGATTGATAGATACATGGCAGGTAAGCCTGAAAAGGAGAACGATACTAATGAAACCGTCAAAACGAGCAGAAGTAAATAACTTCATTCAAGGTCTTATCAGTGAAGCGAGTCCATTAAACTTTCCCCCTAATGCGTCTAAAGACGAAGAGAACTATGAACTAAATCGAGATGGTACACGGGATCGTAGACTAGGAATGGGATATGAAACCGGATATACTCTCAGGAATATCCCTACAGCATCTGCTGATATCAAGACAACAGTCACTAGTAGATATCGTTGGTTGAATGCTAATGGTGTCCCGGGTACTGAATATTTAGTTGTTCAATTTGGGCGTCATCTTCTTTTCTTTGATGCAACAGATTCGATTATTTCTACAGATGGTTATTTAGGTACAATTGAGTTAACCTCTCTTCCATCCAATGTGGTGTTTTCTTACGCTTCTGTTGAGGGGCTGTTGATCGTTGCTGGAGGTAGTGAGCTTATAGCGCAAGTGAGTTATGATGGTACGACATTCTCTTTTGAGACATCCTCCCTTCAAATAAGGGATCAATGGGGTGTAGAGGTTACAGGTGTTCCTCAGTATGAAACTGATGTGCTATATCGAGGAGCTTCTGATGCAAAACATTATTACAACTTACAGAATCAATCTTGGGGGATACCCAGAAAAAATTCAGCAGGAACTCTTGTTGACCCTGTGTCGCAATACAACACTGACCTAAGTAAATATCCGAGTAATTCGGAAACAGTGTGGACAGGTTTGCAATTCCAGCCTGTAACTGCTGGTTCAACGTTTGAACGTATCTACACTAATCTCTATGATGAGACATTTGGAGGGGATGTAAAGGCTCCCAAAGGATATTACATCATTGATGCATTACGTAGGGGCCAAGCCCGTATGGATGCGTTTGCCGCTAATTATGCGCGATTCTCTGCTACACTAGCAACCCCCACTGTAACACTTCCTTTAGATTATACCACTGGAGGTGCAACAGTTGTTGCCGAATATGCTGGGCGTGTTTGGTATTCAGGGTTCAATGGAGAAGTAACGGATGGTGATGCACGTAGTCCTAATTTGACCAATTACATACTCTTTTCAAAGTTGATAAAGAGTAAGTCAGATTTCTATAAGTGCTACCAAGAAGGCGATCCTACATCAAGAGACAATCAAGACGTTATAGATACAGATGGAGGATTTGTTCGCATCTCTGGTATGGGGTCTGTGATTGGAATGGCTACTCTAAAAACATCTCTCATTGTCATTGCTGATAATGGGGTGTGGTCTATTGACGGTGGCTCTGATTATGGATTTACTCCTACCAACTATAAAGTAAATAAGCTCTCTACGTTTGGTGGTATTTCTTTTAGGTCTATTGTTGCGGCAGGGGAACGTATATTCTATTGGTCCGATACTGGAATATATGTAATTGCTAAGAATCAATATGGTGATTTAGAAGTTAGTAATTTAACTGAAGCTACGATTCAAACCTTTTACGAAGAAATTCCTAATACATCTAAACTGAACACTAAAGGTCAATATGACCCCGTCAGCAAGAAAATCAGATGGCTGTATAAGACAGGGAGTTTATTCGGAAGCGATTCGGTAACTAAAGAATTAATTCTTGACTTGGTAATCAATGCTTTCTACGTTAATCGTATCATGAAACTTGATACGAACGATGTTGAAACTATTGATCTCTTCCAGTCTAGTTCTTTCAATCGAGGTGAACAACTCAGCCTAGTCTTCGTTGGAGAAGATTTAGTTGAGGTTTCCACCGATCCTGTTGTAGTGAGCGAAGATATCCGAGAAGCTGGGAATCAGTCTACACGTTATATCGTTCTTCAGAATGTCGCTGGTGTGATTAAATTTACATTCGCGTACTATAACAATGTTGATTTCATTGATTGGATTGACGTGGATAGTGTAGGTAAAGATGCTTTTGCATTCTTACTTACTGGGGATCAAACTGTTGGTGATTCAGCCATTTCAAAACAGATTCCTTACCTAGTTATGTTCTTCCGCAGAACAGAGAATGGTGTGACATCAGACTTAGTTCCTAATTACCAATCTGGTTGTCTCATGCGTTGTCAATGGGACTTCTCTAATACGGCCAACTCTAAGAAATGGTCTGATTTGGTTCAGACATATCGTTATCGAAGAGCTAGGTACGTTGAGGGATTGGACGATGAGTATGACACTGGCTTTGCTGTTATATCAAGTAAGAGTAAAGTGAGAGGTAGAGGTAAGACATTCGCTCTTTATCTTTGCACAGAGCCATTAAAAGATTGCCGTATTGTCGGCTGGAGTATTACAGTAAATGGAAATCCAAACGCTTAAAGAGGTCGTTTACCAGGACGATAATTTCAAATTTTCTTATAGTACGGTAAACGATATGGCGTTTTTGCACTGTACCGTTTATCACTATTCTCCTTCCGTTTTGAAAAAGATGATTAGCGAGTTAGGTATTTTCTTAGAAACCACTTCAGAACGTGGAATCAAAACTGTAGCAACTCTCACAGAAAACCCTAAGTTCATTGAATCTCTTGGTGGAATCCATTATTCCACCATTGAGAAGGATGGAATTAAAGCGGAGATGTATGTATGGGAATAGAAACAGTTGCGTATATCGCTCTCGCTTTAACTGCGTATACGACCTACGAGCAAGGAGAGCAAGCAAGAAAAGCTCAATCTGCTCAAGGAAGAGCAAGAGAAGAAGAAAAGAAACTTCGCTCTGAACAAACTGCTCAGAATGCCGCTGCTGCGGCTGCTGAACGTAGACAACAGGTGAGGGAAGAGAGAGTGAGACGAGCTAGAATCCAACAAAGTGCTGTTAATACAGGTACTGCTGGAAGCTCTGGCGAACTAGGGGCGACAAGTGCTCTAGCTACCAACCTAAGTGTTAACTTAGGGTCTAATGCTGGACGCGTAGCCTCTGGAGAGAGACAGGGACAATATGCTCAGAACTCTGCAACTTTCATGGGAGAAGCTTCTGACAGAACTTTCGATGCGAAGACATGGGCTGGTTATGGTTCATTGACTTCACAGGTGTTTGGTGCAGCAGGTGGGTTCAAAACCATCTTTAGTAAGGCTGGAGAAAAACCTACAGCGAGTACGGGATAATATATGGATTTAGATAAGACTTTCACACCGGAAGCGGCTATGGATATTGATTCAATGGCCAATGTTCCGACTTTAAATACACTCCCCTTGGGCTCTATCCGTAATAGAGCTGCCACTACTGCCCTCTTATCTAGCTCTCCGGCAGATGTTGTTCAAAATTATCAGCTAATGGTCAAAGAGGGGCAGGAGGGGCAGAGTGCAGTGCTGGGTGACTATAACAAACGTATTCTTGAAAGCACTGAGACTGCTGATATGCAGGGGCTTATGTCTGTTCTTTCTGATCCGGCTGTTCCTTATGAGAAAAAGAAACAGTTTGTTCAGGGTGTTAGAACGGATAAACTCCTTCGAGATTCTTCCACCACTCTTCTTTCTAATTCACTGGTTGCTCCAGTGGAGGGAGAGAATTACGATCAAGAAAACGCACGGATTTCTACTGCTGATGCTATTCGTGAAATTCATGATGCTCGTGTACAAATACAAGGACTTGTAAATGCTCATGGAGCCTCTCTAGAAGGTGCTAATGTAGAGACTGTGGGTGATATGGCGGCCCTGTGGGTGATGCCATTTGGCAACAGTATTAGCACAGGGAAAGTAGCTAAAGGAGTTGCTAAGGCTGAAGGTCGGCCGCTTACGTTTTGGGAAACAGTGAAGGGATTTCTTGCACCAGGTTCCTCTACAATGGATATGCGTAAACGCTTAGAGAGTATGCCTCCTGAGAAGCGTGTTGCGTATGCTCAGTCCCTCATTCAAGGGATTAAGGCAAATAGTGGTATCCTCTTCGGCGAAGACAATCAATTTGCTCAGTTTGATAAAGCTGTTGCAATATTTGAAGAAGGTGGCTATTCTGACACACAGGCCTTCTTAGATAACATCTCTCCATTGTTAGATGTTGTGGGGCTTGGGCAAGTTATGCGAGGGACCTCTAGAGGCCTTAAAGCTGAGAAAGCTGCCAAGGCCGCGCAAGAAGGCGAACAGGTTATTAAAGCAGAACGGGAACTGGTCGATGATCGTCCCCGTGCTGGAATGGATAAGCAAATCCCGTTCTTCGAGAACAAACTAGAATACGTTAACGATCAAGTTAAGCGTATTGAGCAGAATGCTGTTGTTCGTAAGGAGAACCCTGCGTCCCCTGCTAAGGTGATTCAACAAGGTAATCCTGAACAAGCACGTAACATCCATGCTGCTGTTCACACGTCAGAAGGAGATGAGATTGCTGAAGCTACTTACGGTGCTTCTAAAGTTGATGCTATTGTTTCTGACACGGTCCCTCAAGTCGTCACGGAATCTGGAGCGGTAACAGCTAAGGTTAGCGATATTGAACGTAACCTCCGTAGAGAATTGCAAATCAATGACGAACTGGTTGATCTGATTGAGAACACTGGTGCGACATATTACACTAAGGCCGAGAAAGCCCAAGCTAGATCGAATATCGTAAATGATTTCGGTGCTGTTGAGGGGCTCACCATCAATGATGCGATGAGCAGCTTCACCACTGAGGGTGGACGGATTAAGATTGGCGCAGTGTATGGTACGGCAGATGGTGCGTGGAATAGGGCAGAAGATGCCTTTACGCAAGCGAGGTTTGCCCTTCGCAGCCGTGGAGTGTTGGATAGCGAAATCACAGTCTTGAAGAAACAAGGGCTGGATTACGTTCCTGTGAAGATGGACGAGGTTAAAGGAGTTGATGGGAATTATCTGATCCGTGTAGAAACGAATCATAATATTGACCCTACTGACATCTCTAGTTTTGAACAGTTTGATGTAAAACGTAATCTGTTCGATAGAATCGGACCCACTGTATCTCAGAGTACAGGAAGTGTTTCCCGTTACCTGTTCGATGCAGCTTCTATGCTTCACCCTACTTATGTAGGTCCGGCAGTTGTTGCTAGCGATAGGTCTGCTAAGTTTGAGAAATTCATGCTGGAAATGGCTAGCGATTTCTCTGACAAGTATATGGGATTCGACAAAGCACGTAAAGCAAAGCTTGACGATTACATCCGTGAAGCCAACTATAATGGTATCAAGTTTGACCAAGCTGATTTAGTTGCCCGTGGATTCACAGGTGATGAGATTGATGCGCTTGCAGCTTGGAGACGTTATTGGGATGGTCAATTCTATCTGGAGAATTATGATGTTGTTAAGACACTCAACTCGCACGGATACGAACTCTTCCGTAATCAAAACACAGAGCTTTATGTTAAACCTGTTCCGAAGAATCAAAACATTACGCGAGTATATGATCCTGCTCAAGACGCGGTTGTCACCATCTCTAAAACAGAAATGGACAATCTGTATGCTTCTGGAGGAACCTATGCTAAACTGCGTCGTCCTACCGACTTTAGTGGCGACGTTGCGGAGCACATGATTGTTCGCAACACAGCGACTGAATACACTCGTCCGTTCAGAGACATGGATCAAGTTCTCAACTACAGAGAAGGCTATTTCCAAATTCATTACAACGCTCCCAAGTTTGTGGATCAAGCTACAAAATTTGATACAACAGGGAAGCCTATTGAATGGAAAACCGTCGCTGTAGCAGGGGATACCAAAGAAGCTCAGTTCTTCGCTGATCGTTCTGCTGCCACCAACGGAATGCCTAAAGAACATTTCCGTGTACGTGGTGACATTAAAGCCCTGCAAAGAGATTCTGACGCTTGGTGGGATTTGAATTCTGCCAGTGGACGTGTTGCTCAAAGGCACCGTGGAAAGCTCTTAGAGGACGCTAGCGGGCTTAATCATCTAGGGGATGGTAGTTATATAGCTAACCCTGTAGACAGCGCTGTACGGGCTGCTAAGAGCATTTCTGGACGTACTGTGAGCCGTCCTATGCTGGAAGCAGCTAAGGCACGGTTTATCAACCAATATGGTGACGCTCTTCCTTCCAATGGTATTGGCGGGAGAGCTTGGCCTCGTAGCGTGTCTCAGATTACTATGAAGGGTGCAGATACATCCAAGTTTGTAGCAGACGCTCGTACCACATACGAATACATCAATTATCTGGAAAACGGATACATGAACACTCTTGATGATGTATTTAAGTGGGGATTGAATGCTATTGCAGACATGGCTGGTCAAGCAGGATTGAGTAAAACTGAGAGAGCTATCACGGCTGTTGGAGGAAGTGCTCCAACTAGCTTGGCTAAGAACTCTGTGTTCATGGCGTATATCGGAACTAATCCGCTACGTCAGTGGATTATTCAGCCGCACCAAGTTATCCGTACTCTTGCGTATAACCCGCAAGGATGGCTATCTGGAGCAACTCCCAAACTGGCTGCTACGTATTCTCATCACATTTCTGGTCTGAAAACTACATATACGAAAGAGGAGAGAGCTTTCGTTGATTTCATAGATCAAAGTGGGATGTTCGACTCCGTGGACAAGCAGAACCTAGTTCGTGGAACACTAATGGCAGCCGCAGATAGCAGTAATGTTGCTCTTCGTAATGCTAAGAAGTATACCACAACACTCACTCGTCAAATCGGTTTTGACATAGGTGAGATGGCCAACTTGCTTGGACATGCATCTGCTGTGTATGAAGCTAAAACTCGTCAAGGGATTAATTTGGCAAATAAGGCCGAGCGTGACTTAGCCTATTCAGAAATCAGAGCTATTAGCTACGATATGAATTTTGCCGGAGATATGCCGTATAATCAAACAACTCCTTCTATGGTTCTGCAATTCATGCAGGTTCCGCACAAGGCTCTGTTGCAAATGACTAATAGGCGTATTCCTGTTCCAGCGCGTTTACGTATGGCTGGGTTTGATCTGTTGATGTGGGGTGGTCCCGTATTACTGGTTGGTAGTATGATTGGTAAGGATATCCTACCAGATAATCCTGCCCTTCGTGAGACTTTCGCTTGGGGATTGGAATCCTATCTATTGAACAATTCTATGAGCATTATAGCTAAAGAGGATGTCAATATTGATTTCTCTTCCTTAGCCCCTTATGACATGACTGGATGGAGAGATTTCTTCATCGCCATGTACGAAGGAGGTGCATCGAAGATGATTACTAACAGCCCTGCTGGTCAGATGTTCTTGAAATCTGGAGGACGTGCTCAAAACGCTGTAGGCGCAATGGGTCGTTATTTTGGTATTGTTGAGGACATGGATGAGGATGGTCAGACATTCATAGAGGTTATGAATGAAGTGGCTAAGATGTCCTCTGGATACAGTAATGCTGTCAAGGCAAAGTTGCTTCTGGATGCACAGAAACGCTACGATCAGTATGGGAATACAATTGATAAGAGCGTATCTCATGTGGAAGCGTGGGCTCAATTGTTCGGATTTGGTACTGAAGACACTCGTGATTTATATCGTATGACTAAAGAACTTTCTAAGGATGTCAAGAAACATCGTGAGGAAGTGTTGCAAATATACGAAGATACTAAGAGATACTACGCTACCAAGTTGGGTGTTGACAATGCCGATCCTAAGTACATAACCAAAGTAACAGGAAGAATCCTTAAAGTATTTGAGGATGATCCTAAAGCATTGAATATCATCCGTTCTAAGATGGCTGAAGATTTTCGTGGGAAAGACGCTGCATTGCTCGATCTCTTTATAAAGAAGTCTCAGATTCCTTCTCTTGGAAATTTAAAAGATCAAGTGAAACAAATGCCTGTTGACGAGGCTCAGAAAGAGAAAATGATGCAAATCATCAAAGACATGGAAAACATTAGACTAAAGAAGCAGAAGGAATAATATGGCCGACTTCTCACAAGCTGCCACAACACTAGCCGCCCCGCAAGGGGCTGGCTCTCAACCTGTAGACCCGGTACGTCCTGTAACTAAAACGGACACTGGTGATCTGACAGTAGCTAAAACTGTTACTGATTTACTAACCTCGGGTATCAAGGATTATCAGGCTGTTAAATCTGAAGAGCGTAAACAGAGCGTTATTAAACAATTCGTTGAACGTGAGGATACTATTGCTTCTGCATTAACTTCTGGACAACTCACTCCTCAAGAAGCAGATGCGCGTAGTAGAGCCAACTTCCGTAAATATGCTGCTGGGTATTCCGAGTATATCGGGGAGTTCGAGAAGGCTGCTAAAGCCTTACGCGGTTATACTGAACTAGGTGTTGCCGAAGAACAAGCTAAAACACAGCGCGATCTTCGCACGAAAGACTTGACATCGGCTCAAGAGGCTGGTTATGTCTTTCCTGCAAATATGACTACAGCGCAACAAGACTCTCAGATTCTGGCCCACAAGACGGATATCAAAGCTAAAGCAGAGCTTGATGCGTTCTATAAGAAACAAGCTGAATCTCGCGCTCAAGGAACATACAATCAACAAGTGGCAGATAGAGAATCGAAAACTCTCGCTACACGCTTGATTAACGATATTGCTGGTAGTAACATCACTGCGTTCCAAGATTTCGCTAGGAGCCTAGGAAGTTCTGTTCGTGAGGGTAAGATGGCTGGGCCAGAAGCTTTAGCTACCTTAAATTCTAGATATGCCAATATCTCTGCTGCAATACAATCTGCCGCATCTACCAATCCAGAGCTCGCTGCTCCGTATAGAACGCTGTTCGAGAGCATCTATCAAACAGGTCAAAAGCTTGTTGATCCTAAAGAGAATCTGGAAGCAATTGATAATCAGCTAAAGACGATTACAACTCAGATGAAGCTCATAGCTATGTCTGATCCTAAGATTGCTGCTACTGTTGTTGCTAATCAACTCCTTCCGAATAATCCTGATCTAGCTATTGCTTCTACAGGTGAAGGGATTAGGGCTATTACGCTTCTCTCGTCCACCGCTCTTGACCAGAAGGGGTTTGTTCCTCAAGTGGTTGGGGGTGAACCTGAAGTGGAGAAAGAGACATTGAACCTCCTTAAAGAGAGCCTCGGTTCGCTGTACAAGAGCACTGGTGATAAGAAAGAACTTGCTATTATGCAAGCCTCGAATTCTGTCAATCAGATTCTAAAACAGACAGGTCAGATGATTGATAGAGGTGCGTCTCCTGAAGATTTGAAGGAAGCTGCTAAGTTCTTTGCATCTCCTCAATACGCTAAATTCATTACTGAAGGGAAGATTAGCCCTGAAGCAGCTCAAACTGCTAAGAAGACTTTCCAACTCTTATATGAACCTGCTGTTATGCGGAGCGTCAAAGAGAAATTAGATACAACACTATTTACTTCCACAGTAGAGGTTAACGGTAAGAAGCAACCAATGCGTGTTGGTAATGTCGTTGACATTCAATTTAACGGAAGCGGTATTAGTTTCGTAGCGAAAGATACACCGGGCCTCTCCCCGGCTGAGAAGCGTACACAGCGTATTGCTGTAGAGAATCTAAAGAGTGCTCAGATGGCGATTAACCAAGTTATTCACATCGGCGCTCACATGGAAGGAACTACTGACTATGCTAAGTATTGGGAAGAGAATAAGCATACTCTTATGCCTAACGTGTTCCCTGATCCTGTGCAGCTCAAGCCAGGTGCAGTTGTGGACGGATATAAATACCTCGGAGGCCCTTATAATGACAAACGAAGCTGGGAAAAACAACCAGACAAGCCTACCCAGCCCTGAAGAGCTGGGGAAGATGTCGTTTGATGATTTAGTGCTTCTGAGGGATAAACTTAAAGGCACTAAGGAGGATGAAGCAGTTGCTCCTTACGAGCATAAGGCTTTCGTTAAACAATATCTTGGAGACGCTCCTGATCTAGAAATTGGAGCCAAAGCACTAGGTCTTCTAGCTGCAATTCCTGGATATCAATTAAAGAAACTTGTTTCACGTAAAGAAGGAGAGACTCCTGCTAGTATGGATCAATTGACCAAATCATTAGAAGGTGTAGGGGAAGCTCTTCACGAGCGTATTGTATCTCCTTGGGAACGGGTGTGGAATAAGAAGGCAGAAGAAAAGCCCGCCACACCCCCTCCAGAAGCCTCTAAATCGGCTCCAGCGCCTTGGGAACGACAGTGGAATAGTAAACCTACTGTGGATGAGCCTGTGGCCTCTGAGCACGATTACAGAAGCCTCGGGAATAAGAAAAGAACTTCTAAACAAAGAGTCAAACTCAAAGAGATTATGGATATGAAATTCTCTACCAAATCCGAGAATAAACAGTTCCATAAAGAGAATGCAGCTCTGATTCAGGAACAGTTAAAAAATCCTAATCTAAATGAAGAAACACGTAAAAACTATATGGCAGCATTGGGGGAGTGATGGCTAAGAAGGGCGAATTTAAGAAAAACGCAAAGCCTGACAGTGTTCGTCAAAGGAAGTATAATTCCACTGAGGAACAAAAGAGTAGACGCGCTGAACGTAACCATTCTCGTGCGATAATGGAGAGTAAAGGCAAGGTGAGGAAGGGAGATGGAAAGGATGTCGATCATCGCAACCATAAAACTTCTGATAAGAGCGCTAGTAATCTAGGTGTTATGTCCAAGAGCAAGAACAGAGCTTTAAATCAATACGATAAAAGGAAGAAGAAATAATGGCTACAAAAGGAAAAGCCTTCAAGGAAGGCATGAAAGAGAAGATGACTGGAAAGTCTGGAAGTAAGATGCACGAGAAGAAGGAATCCAAGTCCTATCGTAAATCTGAAATGGCTGGTGAGAAAGCTTCTAAACGGAAGAAATAATCATGCCTGTCAATCAGAAGATGATGAAGGACATGAAGAAACGCTACGGTAAGAAGCAAGGTGAACGTGTCTATTACGCTGTAGAACAGAAACAGAAATCTAAAAAGAAGAGTAAGAAATAATCTTACCAAAAATTAAGCCCCTAGGGAATTGCTCTCTAGGGGCTTTTTTTATTGGCTAATTACTTATGAACCGCAAGTACCGCCACCAGTGAGGTCACATATGTCCACAATCTCATCATATATTGCATCCTTATGTTTAATAGCTTCCGAATACGGAACAGGGGTTAGTGGTTGACCTCCTCTACTACCGTCCGGGTAACAAGTAAACCCCCGTAGCCGGGGAGCATATGCCGCAAGTGTTTTAGCAAACGTCTCAACACAACTTTCGTTGTTGCTTCCCGACCCCCAAGAGGGGAGGTTGATTGTTGAGGAAATTGACATGTCAACGTAATCTTGAATGTCCGCTTGGAATTTGATTCTTCGTTCATAATCACCACTTAGGTCAAGAGCACTTTCAATCTTATCAGGATCAGTGTTATATTGCTGGATTAGCGTTTGTGCCGTCCCATCCACCACGTATTGATATTTCCACTTAGTTCCTTCAGTAAGGAACCTACGCTTATAAGCAACTGCGAACAGAGGTTCAATTCCAGTCGTAGTACCTGCGAGAATACCGATAGAACCAGTAGGGGCAATAGCACGGTAGGCAACAGGACGATTAAGAAAGAATCGGTCACAATGTTCGTTAGCCGCCTTCTCACTCTCATCTCTATACACCTCTAACCATTTATGTAATTCTGGAGTTACTTCGTATGGACTATTTCGTTGGAGGAGCCATTCGTGGATACCCATGAGTCCCAGGCCGAGGCGCCGGTTCTTTTCCCTAACTTTATAGACCTTCTCGTAAGGTAAGTCAGCGCGAAGAGTACCGCAAACAAGAAACTTACTAGCAAGGCAAACAACTGATTTGAACTCGTCCAGAGAAGAAATATTCCCAAGATTAATTGAACCAAGATTACATACGTCAGAGTCATCTTCTGATGTAACCTCTGTACAAGCGTTACGAAGTGTTTCATTCTTCTTTGCTCCAAAATTAAAAGAGAAGCCAGGTTCTCCCGTCATCAAAGCTTGTTCACAATTCTTCAGGAACACAGGATCACTGGCTCTATCTTCTAGATTCAACCATTCATCACTGTAATTCACAGAGATGTTGGTCATGTCCAGAGGAGCAGCATAATTGAAATCCTGTTGCTTCAAATCATGAATAGTAAACGGTGTACTACCAACACGCATATGAGCCCAGTCCTTCGACGTAAGGAACTTATGCACATCAGGGTGTTCACGGTTTAGAGAAGCATAAATAGCACTACGACGGGAACCACCTTGCATCACCCTACGTCCAATCTCATTGATGGCTTGCATCAGAGGGATAGGACCACTAGCAGTTCCACCAGTACGTTTAAGCTCTGCTCCTTCTTCACGAAGCCGAGAATAGTCAATACCAATACCACCACCAGTCATCAGGCAACTCATAGCCCTCTGCGTTACAGCACTCCATTCTTCACGACTGTCCTCCTCTGCACGAAGGAGATAACAGTTATTGAATGCATGGAAAGGACGTCCTGCGTAATAGAGATAGCGACCACCAGGCACAAACTTGAATGCCCTAATGTATTCCGAGAGTTGCTCCCTATCGTCTTTAGACATCAAGATGGGGAGGGTGCCCCATCGTGTGCCACACACATCTTCCACCAACCGTTTAGCCAATTTAGCCCATGTGTCGTCAGGACCTTGGGCATATTTGTAACGGAAAATGTTGGCTCCGAATGCTGTTTTAAACTCGCTACTAAATTCTTTACTCATTTATTTCCTTATTTTAATTCTTATCCTGAACCAATGCACCCTTAACAGCAAGGCTCTTCTTACCCCTACTCCAAGTGCCACAATCTTTACATTGATAACGCTGGAACTTCCCTACATTAGTGAAGGAAAATCCGCGTTTCTCTAGATGATGACCACCGCAATTAGGACATGCATCTTCCACTTCCTGATACACACCGACATTGGGATGATTCTTAATCCATGGACGAAGCTTGAAATAGACACCTTCTAGAATACGTACATCGTTGATGTTATATTCTTGCATCTCATTCCATGCAGCTTCCTCGTTTGCCAAGCAACGAATCCATAACTCATGCCCAGCATGTTTCACTTTACCACCAACACCTAGAGCACGAGCAACGTAGTCGAGCTTATTAGAGGGGAAGCGGAACTGAGCCTTCGCCACCTTCAACAGATCAATTTGCTTAGGAGGGGCCGGAGGGTACATGTCATGTAGGACGAATTCCTTATTCAACGTAGGAATATCAAACTTGCTACCGTTATAGTGAATAACAGCGTCCGCTTCATCAATCAGGGCATGTATGCCTTTAAGCATACGTACAGCACCGGACTTAAAGACAGAATCAAACATAATGTTCTCTTCGCCAAGCCATTTAGCTGCCCAACACATTACATACCCACTATCGAGGATTTGGTTAATCCCCACGTTCTGTTGCCACAATCCCCATACGTGAACAACGTTGGGAGCGGTTTCGATATCCAAAAGTAAGATTTTTATGATAATTTCTCCAGTATTCAATTGAAATTAGGACAATTCTCTCGCGCCCAACGATTTCTTTTCCAAACCTCTTCAGGTTCCTCTCCACCTCCGCATGTGCAAAGGTGGATACTCTCGTCTGTATGATCGTGTCCCGTTACGATATAATAAGTTTGTGTATCTTCCCCGCAACACTCACAAACATTCTTAAATCCATTCCATTTTAAATTAACAGAACGTTTCAAGATTCAATCCTTTCAAACCATTCTTCGCAATCACCGTCTTCTATCCCATAGATAAATTCTCCAGAACTGTTATCTGTCAAACCTATAGTATGTGAATAGTTTCCGTCAATATAGTGACTCTTCCGTCCATCTATATTTTCAAAGACTGTACCAGCCTTGAACACAATATCCTTCTTCAAGACATATTTAGACATCAGCAATCCTAGCTTTATAAGAAACAGGAAATAGCTCCTGCACTGTAGCAGCAATCTTCTGTGCCACTATACGAGATTCATACTGAGTATGAGGGTCTAGACGAAGAACGAGCATGTCTAAGAAAGCACCTAGAGTACCGCTCCAAATCCATTCTGTCATGGTGTTTTGTGGAAGGATCATTCGAGCTTGCTCTGCTGCAACACCTTTTTCAATCATTTCATTGTATAACAATACTTGATTGCAGATTAGTAAATTAACCTCATCATCTAAAGGCATAGGAATGTCTTGATTAATCCAATCCTTATCTGCATTTAGATACATTGCTTCACAACGATCAGAACTACTTCCTTGTTTGACATTTGCAGCTTTAGCTCGCCAATACTTAGGAAAGTAAAACTCAGGCTCTTCATCCACATAGCGTCTACTCACTTCGTTCCAGGGCATAAACTTATGCTTTACAAGCTGCCTAGCAACGAAGATAGGGGCCTTTACACGGAAGGAAAGGAACGCATGATTGAATGGAGAGAAGTGTTTATGTTTAGCTAGATAATTCACCAGCTTAACATCTTTCTCTGACAAGAATGCACTCTTAACAAGCTTCTGTGTGTCAGGGTCAATTACATAATGTTCCACCATCTCAGCTTCTTTATGGAAGCTGACACGAGCTGCGTTAACAACTGTAATGTCACCCCCATACCCGCCAAGGTATGTCACTTCAATGTCAGATGTTTTCATTCTCACCTACCATAATGAAATCATTCATATTTCCGATACGTCTCCAGTAATACGGAGTTTGATCTACAGCAATAGCTCCACATTTACAAGAAACATATTCACCATCATATCTACTGTAAATCACATCATGGCATTTAGCACATTCTACTTTGTATTGCCAGGGCTCTAATGGTTTAGATGGGGTCACTTTCCACCTCAATCAGTTTATCTAGATAGTGTCTAGCTTTCTTCAAATCTTCAACACCATTCTTATCCTTATAGCGGGAAACGTATTTGATTACGTTCCCCTCCAGATAACCGATGTTATTAGCTACAATAAAGTCCCAAGGCTGAATGACCTTATTTTTGTAATGACCTCCTGCCACTTGAACTTCATTAGCACCAGTTAATTTTTCCATAAGTTCTCTGTAAACTAAGTTATGCCGTGAGGAGAAACCCACGCTCTTGCATAGATGTTGCGAATTTGGTCTTGACATTCTCACGCTCTTCTAAAGGAATCTGATTGAAATATCCAAGGATAAGAGAGACACCCTTAGCGTTAATGCGTTGATTCTTAGAGTGATCTTGTGCCATGTTCGTTAGAACAACAGCTCGATTACGAGTACGCAACTCAGCCTCTTCAATATCGTTGAATAGTTCAAAACCCTTATACGTGGAATTATTTTGAGTCATTAAGTTTTCTTTCTGTATTTTCTTGTTTTGTAATAATTTTATGACAGGGCTTGCAAACCACCTCTAGCCCTTCCTTCTCGCAGAACAAACGCTCTATCGTATCATCCCACGACTTAAATCCTGTAGTGGGAATAACCGGGTTTATGTGATTAACTTCCACCTGTTTAAGTGGGAACTCACCCTTACAAGTTGCGCATAGATAGAACTTAGCGACTCTGCCGCTGGCTGGATTGATTCGGCTTCCGACGCAAGCGTCGCTAATAACCCGATATTTCGGAGGCCATCTCTGACTAGCACTTCGTAATCCGCTTTTGATAAAGGAATTGAATCGTGCTTCTGTCCACTGTCCGTCATTTCTTGATTTCTCCTTAACCACCGGGTATCTCCCAAAGGACCGGATTCCCCGCTTCGTCCAATTCTCTCGTCATCCATAATAGCCTTCCTTGCTCAAGCAATTCTTTCTCTGCATCAGGCCCATACACCCCTCTATACGCCCCTAGGACGCAATTAAACGCATCCATACTATCCACACTACCTTCTAGGATTTCAAAGGCTTTAACAGGCCCTGTTCCATTAAGTCCTGGGATTGTATCCACCCTATCCCCTGTGAGGCATTGGGCGTAGAAGAAGAGAAGGCCATATCCTTTAATGGCTTTTCTATCTTTCGATAGTTCGATCTTTCCAAAATCATCGACTTCAATAGGGCCAAATTGCGGTTGATTTCCAAGCTCCCATCCGTAATGCCATCCGGGAACTTGTCTAAGGTCTTTATCTCTTGTACAGATGATGGTTTCTCCAGGTCGTCTGGTTTGCTCGATGGCCATAAGGTCATCTGCTTCCATTCCTTCTGAGACGATGACATTATACTTCCCTTTCATATACGCAGTGATGTTCTTGAAATGCCAAGGCTTTACGCTAGGACGTTCTTTATAAGGAGTACGTTTAGCAATTTCATTTCTGAAATTTCCTTTCCCTGTGAGATAGAGAATAGGTGGCTCTGTAGCCTCCACTATCGCACACATGTTAGCAATTCTATTATCTAATAGCTCTGCTACATAATCGAAATTAGGGAAACCGGGCTGTTGCCAACCCGTTTCCGCAGCGTACCCTACCTCATAGCGCAAAACATCTAATCTGCGTCAATAAGTGGTTGAATCATTGACGCCCTCCTTTCCAAAGCGGTGCCTAATCATATTTTTCATGATTAATAAGGAATATCATCAGACATATCAGCAGGGATATTGGATTCGGGAGGAGCTTCTTTCTTCTCTTCCTTCTTCTCACCAAGTTTCGCTTGCAAAGAACTACCTTGGTAATTCAAATTGCCCTTCATCTTGTCTTGAATCCACTTAGGAAGTTTGTTGAAGATTTCCATATCAGGTTCTTCCAAATCAAACACCTTAGATTCATTCTTCAGCTCAGGGCAGGCTTGAGCATCACGAGGACGCATACCACCAACATTGGAAATGTTGTCGTACACCTTATCACCCACTTGGTTATTAACCACAGTGACATTGCAAGGAGTGCCAATCAACTTACTCCAGTCACCCTCGAACACCTCTTTCGGGTCAAGAGCATGATAGCGTACAGTGCTCTTAGCCTTGTCTGCAAACAGACCGTGGAAAGGAAACGTTTCACTAATCCAACGAGGCTTGTCTTCGATATCCTTACCGTCTTCACCCTTCATGAACTCGTCAACAAGTTCATACGTGAGCATCAATTCATTGACAGGAGGTTTGTCTTTCCCTTGGAAGGGACGTTGGGGTTGTAGACCCAAGTCAAGAATCTGAACCAGACGAGCAGGATAGACACCAGGCTCAATATTAGCTTGAGGGGCAAACTTCTTATTGTTATCGCCACTGATCTTTTTAGCGTTCAAAGCCATATTAATTACTCCTTATCAACGGTGAGGTAGAGGGATTTGATGTCTTCCATGTTGTACACGTATTGCGTATCGTCCTTCAGTTGGACAATCAAATACGGACCGTGGAGGCTGTATCCTTTAATGTCACGGAATTCAGTGGTGTCGTTATAGAATTTATATTCACCGTCATTACCGAAAGCATCTGTACCTTCTTTAAAAGTAATGAGGATGTTTTGTTTAGTGGGTTTAAATTCGGCGAGAACAACAGCTTCGCCAGTGGGTTTTTGAACTTTGTTAGTCATAAAGTTTGATATAAGAGTTAAAATAATTTTCTAAAGTAGTCGCTGCTTCTTCTAAGAGATCAGCAAGCCTATCTGGTTGACCCTCTTGAACGGATTTACGGGTTGGAATCTGTCTCCGAATTTGAGCCCTGATACGTAAACGTTCAATTAAGTCTTTTGTTTGGATTCTATTAGTGGATGTCATACCAGTTTTTACCAATTTTACCTTCCCCTTGGTGTGGGCAGGTAATTCTATAAAATTCTCCAGCGAGACGAATAGCATCTTCTGTAATCTTCTTTACATCTTCTGCAATTTCCTCTCGACACTCCACAGTGTATTCATCATGGTACCAGCATATAACGCCATAATCTACACCACGGACATACTTCTTTTCAAGTGCAGCACACATAATTACGTATGCTCTTGCCATATGAATGGCTTCGTCCGATTGTAATAGATAAACGAGTAGCTGATGTTCAGAAGGAACTTTAATAGGACGGCCATCTAAGCCAGTAATAGTCCCATTGAAATATTCCATTCTATTGAATTTAGGATTGAATTTCTGTCTAGCTGTGCTTCTCCATTCTTTTGTTAATCGTTCCATCAATGTACCAAGACCGTCGAGGCCTCGATAAAGCTTGCCTCGAAGGTCTGCACCAGTTCCGGGTGGCTTTTTAGCTGTCTTAGCAAGCTTTGTATCCCCTCCACCGAAAAGGAGACAATACATTGTGTTTTTGGCCACATCGCGGGATTCAAGCTCTCCAGCTCTCTGAGTAAGTGTGTGAGGGTCGGTTCCATCTTCCTTCTTCCCTGAAGTCATAGCATAGATGAACTTTTCATTATTCATCCGTGCTGCTAATTGCCTTAATTGATTACCGGCGGAATCAGTTCCCACGAGGGTATAGCCATCTCGACTGGTGAAGAGCTGGCGCATTTGCTTCCCATAGAAGCTTGAGGCTTTTGGGATGTTAACAATGTTCCTATGGGTTGCTCTTCCTGTGACTGCAAGAGTATTGACAACGCTCGCAATTCTTCCATCCGGTCGAATAAGTTCGCGTAACCCTTCAATAATTCCACGCCGCTGTCTACACTGAACCCTTTTAGCAACAAGCTGTCCAAGCTTGCTTTCAATCCCTTCAAAAGGGTCATCTTTGCTGAGTTTAGGGCTAGTTCGGTTTCCATCATCATCTTCGTTCCATTCTAATGGTTCCCATCCAAGGGAGAGAAGGAAGTCTTTAGTCTCAGCACCACTGTCTAGGTCGGTTGGCCTGAAAGTAATGCGACTAAAGCAACCAACAACGGGCTGAATGCTAGGATCAACATTATGGCTAACACACCACCGAGTAACGCTTTCGGAATACCTACCTGACTTGAGAAACGGTTTTTTGACATATTTGTATTCACCTTGTTCTTTGAGTTCATCTACCTCCAATATCATTGGGAGACGTGGGATAATCACACTATCTATTCGTTCAATCCATTTAGTGAGCTGACGAATACAGAATTCTAGATGGTCTTTATCTACAAGCCATCCATATTCTTCTTGTTGCTGAAGCCTTTCAAACAGTTCAAACGAAAGGAGAAAGCCATTACGCCAGTTCTTCCCTTTCGCTTCTTCCATCAAAGCATCATACACAAGGTCTAAGATTTCTACGTCCTCAGTACACCTGTGTAACATCTCTTCGGAATATCTACCCCACTCATCATGGGATGGCTTACCTCTACCAACTCTATATCCCCAGGACTCAATGCTGTGAGGCCCAGCTTTCTTATTAGGACTATTAAATGGAACAATGCGTTTAGGGTCTAGAAGGCGAGACATTATAAGTGTACAAACTTTTTTACCTTTGAAGGTATATTTATATACTTTTTTAAGCATTGGTAGATCATAGCCTATCAGGTTATGACCAATCAATACTCCAATCGTGTCCATAAATTCCAACATCTCTTTGATTTGATGCGGCCTAAATTTAGTTATAACGCCAGTATCTTTATCTTTAAACACACCGCAATGACACTTCGTTACTTTATCTAATAGGCCATCCGCTTCTAGATCAAAGAAACATATTTTAAGTTTGCCTTCCATATTGACCATAGTATAAATTTCGAGCACTTTCTGCTACTAAATTAGCGAGTTCTAAATGCTTATATTTACCTATATACATTTGTTTACCATTAACAGTAATCAAAACTCGATACCCATTTTTACATGGAAATACATTTTTGAAACCTGTTTTAGAATTTTTAGATGGAAATGTATTAAGTTGATTTTGAGAATGACTCACCAAGCGGAGGTTTATCCATCTATTATCATCTCGATTCCCGTTGATATGATCCACTTCCTTATCAGGAATAACACCATTCATTTTAAGATAAACTAAACGATGCGCTGAATATAGTTTTCCTTTTATTTTAATTTTTCTATAACCATTAACTAATGTACCAGCCACTTCATATGCTTTTGCGAGACGCCCTCTATTTATCTTCCATAAAAACACTCCTGTTTCTGGATTATAAAATAGAAACTTATCAAGTAATTCTTTATTCATTCTTGTTCTGCCTCTAAATCTCCTACGCAGATTCTTATTACATGGCTACGATAGGGGTTAAGGAATCAGCGTTGATGGTGTAACTACGACGATTGGAACAGGTAACAACTTCCAATCCACTGAAATGAGATTCAATTTCAATAAGAGTGGACTGACGTTGAGCACAGACAGTAGCACCTGCTTCTATATCACCACGGTTGACAGTTTGATACATACAGCCGGAGAGGAGGAAAGCAATGCTGAGAAATGTAATAGTCTTTTTCATTGGTAAATCTCTTTTAACTCATTACGGAAGCGTTGGATAATTTGATGGATTTTAGCGTATGTGAAGTCAGTGATATGACTGATGTCTCGTGCTGAATACTCATATTTGAAGAAGAGTATTAACACTTCCCTTTGATCGGGAGATTTTTGGTGTATACGCTGAAACACTTGAACCCAAATTTGACTTGGGTAGAACGTACAATGAATACGTTCAGCATCCTCTTCGTTAAATTCGTCTAACGAATAGCCCTTTTCAATGTTCTTGAATTCTCGTAGACAGTTGTTGAGGATGGTGGAGAACCACTTGTTGAAGTCTTCCCCGTTAAAACTATTATAGTATTTTAGGGCTCTATAATAGGATTCTTGAATGATGTCTTCAGCATTTTGAGGACTGCCAGCTCTGAATGTCATCTTCTTGACGAGACGCTGACGGTTCTTCAAGTAATGCTGTTCGATAGCAGGAATTGACATATATCTTTTTTATTCTCCTTTCTCGACATATTTAACATGAACCATCACAACCATATCCTAATTGACAAGATGAGGAACAGAATCCAGTATTATTTACAACCATATTCGAGTGTTTCTCACAAAGATATACACTCAACTCTTCATCGTAAACTACACCATCTTCTTTGCAATTACAGTAATCACACCAAGGTTTTTCAACTTCTTTATCAGATTTCATTGAATAGTCCAGTCTTTTCATCCCAATACAAACCAAACCTACCAGTTTCTCCAAACTCTCTATCTTCTAGAAGAACAAGAGTTCTTAGATTCCGTTCCTCTCTGGTAAGATTTGGGTCACGATTTCCTTCCAGCCCAAGCATAAGGTTGCATGAACGTGCCATAGCCCGGCTCCCAGCAAACTGAGAAGATAGTACTTCACCTCCGCGTTCATGAGGTGGGCCACCATCAGGATTACGCAAGTGACAGAAAATAAAGATGACGATATTAAGGTCCAGGGCCATAGCCGCCAGTTCTTGAGCAATCTCTTGAAGCTTTGTATTAGCATCTGCTGCTGCCATCCCGTTAGTGAAATTGGTAATAGGATCAATCATAACGGCTTTACAGCCTTCTAAAGCTGCTGCACGTATGTCACCCTTCAGTGTCTCGAAATCAACGTGCTGGTAGAGATTTAAAAGGAATAGATGGTCTTTTAGAACAGCCCCTGCACTCTCATACGCATTCTCGTCAAACGCCTTAGTAGGGTCATGAAAGAATTTTCCGACCAGTTTTCCCGCCACGAGCTTGTATGTTTTCGCATTCGCTTCCTCGGGTTTAACAAGGAATACTTTCCATCCATGCTCTGAAATAAAGTGGGCGGCAAGTGTGTTGACCACTTCAGATTTACCTTGTTTCTGGCCCGCACCAATATAAATCGTTTCACCCAACCGGATACCCCTCGTAGCCTTCGTGATGTGTTCCCATGGCCAGGAGACACCATATCTCGGCGGTTCTTTAGCTTTCTCATGTAAATCATTTCCTGAAATAAGCCTAGTGTTCTTAGGTTTAGAAGCATTGAATTGACAAGCGTTATAACAAGCCTTACTCTTGCCCTCAATAAGGCAATCGTTAGCATCTTTTGCAGGAAGGACAGCCACCATAGCGTCAGGGACAATGCGAACGACTTGCTCTACAGCATCCCTACCAGGCTTGTCCATATCAAATACGAGGATGATTTCTTTGAACACCTCTCGTATTTGACGAATAGCCGCCCCAATCTCCTTCGCTGCCCCTCCTGCCCCATTGGCTAATGAGACAACAGCAGGATTAAGATCAGCGTATTGAGTTCCTTTATTATGTTCCTTCATTATCTGGAACAAAGCTACAGCATCAGGCTCACCCTCTGTGATGAAAAGCTTCTTAGCACCTGTCTGAATGGCCTTATCCCACCCAAATAAGTCTACTCCCTTCATCTCACCAACTGCCCACATGCGCTTATCTTCTATAAGGCGCACTTTATATCCAGAGATACGTCCTGCCTTGCGATACGGATAGTAGTGGGAAAAAGGAGTTATACCGTCCTGTTCCGATACACCAATCTTAATACCAAAGTATTCCAGATATTCCTTCTTGAGTTTACGATCAGGAAGGTTTACAACTCCATATTCTGAAATCTCTTGAATCTCAGCTTGGATTTGTTCTGGAGTTTTGACGATACGAGCAGGTTTATAACCAGCAGGTTTGTCATGGTATGGCGATTTTACATACGTTCCGCAAGCAAAACACCATCCATCATATGTACCATCATCCTTCTCGAATATCTGTAACGCATGAGCATTACATTTATCGGAGACGTGTTGTATTTTCTCTACACAGCGACCCCTCTTAGTCATCCGGTTCCTCTCGTTTCAATAGGCGAGCCACTTGTTTTCTATTATTATTACGCTCTACTCTTTGGAGTTTTTGGTATAAGAAATTGATTGCTTGAGCGGTTTGAATATCTCCACGTTGCTCCAGTTTGATAATCAAATCTTCAATATCGTTATCGGTGAGTGTATCCATTAGTAAGTCCTTTCTGGTTTCCCATTAGCAATTGCTCTTGATACTGCATCTTCTAATGATAAAGGAGTATAATTATTCACATCCACTCCTACATCATGCTGCATTAACCTGCTTTGATATGTACCGTGCGTATGTCCATGAAGATTGATATACCCGCGTTCCCATGAATAGAAAGGGAAATGGCAGAGAACAAATTTATGACCCCCAGCATGAATACGTTTATAGTCATACATCTCATCAAAGTGAGCTGCCCAATCTAATTTCTCACAGCGTCCTTTTCGATCATGGTTCCCTATGATGAGTCTCTTACGCCCTTTTAACCTATATAGTATTTCTTCTGTCGCTTCGATTTTCCCGAAAGAGACATCCCCCAGCACCCAAACAACATCTCCATCATTGACAACTTTATTCCAGTTGTCAATAAGGCATTCATTCATATGCTCTGCACACGAATAAGGACGAGCACAGAATTGAATTACATTCTCATGAAAGAAATGTAAATCGGAGGTAAAGAATATATTACTCATTTCTCCCCCTTGGTGCGGCTGAGAGCATGGCTTTGTAGATCGGCTCAGGGCCTTCCATATCCCATCCGCCACCAGCGCCATGTTTCCATGCGGCGGAAATCATCTTAGGCGTCGGCTCTACCGGAACCAATTGCCACCCCTCCAGCACAGCCCCAGGCGCTGCCTGCTGGGGTTGGTGTTCGGCATAAAGCGGTTTCCAGTTGCGCTGATGCTCGTTCACCCCAGAAGGTGACCTGCGCCGTGCTGCAAGGGGATATACATTTTCAAACTCGTCGATCCACGCCACTACCTCCCCACCCCCATCATTGAGCCGCAGAACTTCGGCTTCGATGGCGCGGGCGATCTGCTCAAACTCGTCGTAGTCGCAAAACAGGCCGAACTCTTCTATGTGATGCAGTTCTTGCAGCTGCTCCTCCGTCAGCGGCTCTACACGCGCAGGGCCTTCGGCTAGGAGGGCGGCGGCTTTGCTGAATGTGTCGCGTTCAATAGATGTAATTGGGTTGTCTGCCCATGCCCATTGGGTAAGCAACGCAATCAACTCCGCACGCTCACCCTGCGTCTCAGGCTTCGCTGCATCTGGCACGGCAGGTTGAACGCACCCATACATGCGGCAATGAGAAGGTTGCAAACATTCTTCACACATCTTCACCGGCTCCGCAGCAGCGGATAGGGCGGCGCTCATGGAGGCGATAGCCGAGTCTAGCTCGTCAACTGCATCCGTGAAGCTGTTGCGCGGCGCGGCCGTGTTGCACATCTCTTCGTATGCTGTTTTGGCTGCTTCAAGCGCCTGCTCCACCACCTCGCGTTCAATGTATAGCTTGTTCATTTCCCCTGCTCCTTGCTGCGTGCGGCATCGAGTATTCGCATTGCCTGCCCATTTTCTGGACACCATTTAAGCGCAGATGAAATAGCGCTCTCCAACTCCCGCACTCGCTCTTCCTGCTGGCTGTGGATGGGGTGGGTGTAGAGAGACGTAACGGCATACGTCAGTGCGGTTGGAGTGTGTGGAACACCAGCACATCTGAATTCAGTGCTGCCATCGGATCGCTCTACAAAGGTCCCAAAGAGTTTCCGCTCCTGCCCCTGCGTGAGTTTCGCTAGTGCTGCTGCGAAAGCATCACGAGCGTCAGAAACGCGGACCAGCATTCCCTTATCAAGTGTAGGAAACCACACGCAATCGCTCAACAGTTCTTCCGCCATACGGCGGGCTTGGTCTTTATTCAACATATCGTGCCTTATACCATTTCATGATAGCTCCCGCCATTTCATCAACTGTAACACCTTCTAAAGAAGGAGCACTGTTCACTTCCAAAAGGAAATGTCGATTAGTATTCTTATTGTATGCCACATCAACACCAACAATATCACTGTCAGTTATTTTAGTAGCTTGGAAAGCTGTTTCTAATAGAGCTATACTTGGGATAGTCCGAGGGATGCAATAGACATACCCGTTGTCCACATTACGAATCCTGTCTTCCTCAACCACACCAGCATCTAACTTCTTACGTTTCTCTCGTATATTAACGATTAAGCCTTTGAAGAAGTTTACACGATATTCAAGAGTTTTCTCTCGATATATAACGTAAACAGGTGCATCTACAATCTCTCTTGGTCTATCCGCTATAACAATACCGTGACCCTCTTGCCCTTTTAGCAATGTACGACAGACAATAGGATATCCAGCTACAGAGAGTTCTATGGCTTCTTCTTTAGATTCAGTAAACCCCGGAAAGTTCAATCCTTTTGCACGGAAATATTTATATTGCGTGAGCTTATCCCTTGCATCACCATAGCGGATATGTTGACGATATGCTTTCACTTCCGGTGAGCGATACACCTTATATCCAACAATCTCAGAGAGTTTATTAGCTAAACGTGCAGCCGATTCAGATTTGTCATCCGTACACAATAGACGTAGTTTCATGATTGTCTTTCAAAATCGAGCAACGATCTGCGGTACGTTTACCGCTAAATCGTCCATAATTACATTCCCACGAATTCTATCAGGGAAAGCTGGTAAACCACCCGCTGGGAGAATATCCCAAGGTCGAGGTTCCAATACCCTTCGCACCTTCTCGTTTGATATCTTATTTCCAACTTTCATTTTTACTTTATCTCTCTCCTCTGCACCAGCTTTATATTCAAAAGGGAGTTCTATAGAAAGGGAGAAAGAACGTAGCATCTGTCTTTCGTCAACGACTAGTTTCTCAGCCACCTCCTCCATGACAATATTAACAAAATCTTTAGGGGAGATTTTGAT